CGTAGCAGCAAAAGTTGTCTCAGTCGGATAAGCTCCCCATCCCACTATATCATCATGTACAGCATTCCAGGTCGATTCAGCAGCATTGACATTTCCATCACCAGCCCCCGAAAAATAACTAGCCGAATCCGGATCACCGGAAAGCGGGGAATAAACCGTCAATGTGAATGAACCGTCCCCATTATCCCGGATGAAACTTCTTTCATTAAGCGGTGCTCCAATTCCGGCAGGCGGTTGAGATATGGTATAAAGAAAGCCGAAAATCAAAACAAGAAAAAATAGAATTAAAGACCCTCTTTTATTCCTCATCGGCTCATCTCCTTAATCATCAGGGAAGTTGGAATCCAAGGCGAATTTCGAGTCCCGCCCCGACCGTCCCCGTGAAGGTTGTTACATCAATCCGAATTACATCCCCCGTCGCAACATCATCATAGGTCGCGTTGATCGTACCCGGTTGCGCTGAGGTGGTCGTATCCTTTTCATTCGCCTCAATCCTCATGGCCGTCGAAAGCATATCCTGACTGTCAGTAAAATTGTAAAGATCGATGTCCATATTTTGAGCGGTATCAGCGGTATAGACATGAGCGCCGATTGAGACGAGATTCATCCCGTTTAACTCTACCGGGATAGTAACGTACATTTTCCCATCCCCGGAAGTCACAACCGTAGCCTCAGCCATGACCTTGAGGATCATCGTCTTCGTTCCGAAAACAGACCCGGCCAAACTATCGGGGCTGACTGCCCTTGTCGCGTCCGTCCCGGTATTCACTTCTGAAGCTATGGCGATCTCCACCTTTCCGGCAACAGTCGTTGAAGACGCGGAGACGATTGCGTCGGCATTACCGACGGTCAATGTCCCCACGCTTGTAATCGAAGTAAGGGCCGCCCAAGCCGGGGCCGTGCTTACCCCACCCGAGGCCAGATAGGAGCCGGTCGCAACGTCAGCGAGTTTTCCGATCGTCGTGGTAGTCGAGGCGTAAAGCAGATCACCCACGGCATAGACAGAAAGCCCCGTCCCCCCGTCCGTGGCTGCAACGTCCGTACCAGCGGCCCTGTAAATATAAGCACTACCTATAGTTAGGGCTGTCGGAAGATCGGCCCCCCACGCAGGGGCGACACCGACTCCACCCGAGAGAAGCACTGAACCAGCAGCCACGTCCGCGAGTTTCGATAGCGTGGTGGCTCCGCTTGCGTAAATCAGATCGCCTACGGCATAGCTTGCCAATCCGGTACCGCCGTTTTCAACGTCAATGATGTTGTCGCTTCCGGTGTCATAGACCGCTTTCGTCATATCTCCCGCGCCAGCGGAAGTCCAAGAAAGGGTGCCCGTTCCATTCGTTGTCAGGACCTGACCGTTCGACCCGGCGGTCGTGGGGAACGTAGCGGTCCAGGCCGCAGCGGGCGTGCCCGCGGAAAGTGTCGTATCATACGTCCCGCCTTCGAGGATTAGGGTTGCAAATGTGGGCGAGCTCGAGCTGGAGAGATTTTGGTTAAGCGTAACATCGGTTGAGACGATGAGATCGGTTGTCCCTTTGGTGACGGTAAATGTGTTCGCGGCCGTGTCAGCGACGGTCGTGCCAAGAAAGGCCAGGGTCCCCGCGCCATCCGAGTCAACGACAATCGAGCCGACTGAACCATCCGCCGCAGGCCAGGTCAGCGTCCAATCAGCGGCCATCTCCTGGGCCTTGACATTCACATAGTTCGTATCGTCATCACTCCAGCCAAGTTGTGCCACGGCAGCCGCTTCAGATGAGTCTATAATAATCTCGCCGTCCGTTGTCGAAATCGTCGCATTTGTCCCGTCGTGGGTGATCGAAACAGAATCCGCGCCCGCGCCCGTGATCGTCACCCCGTTTGTCGTATGAGTAAGTGTTGTATCCTGGGCCACGACCCCCAGGGTCATATAGGGATAGCCGGTCATAGCGACCGTGTTGGCCCCTGCTCCGCCGTAAGTCGGCCCGACAACGGTCCCCTGCCAGACGCCAGTGGTAATGGCTGTGCTGTTAAAAACCGTGCCTTCGATTCCCACCGTGCCGGAAGTAGAGGCTATGGTTAGGCTCGTCGCCCCGCTATGAGTAAGCGTTGCCGTAGCGCCCGAGATGGTAGCCCCGACAAAGGACGGAGAAGAACTTGTCGAAACACTCTGGTTTATGGTCAGCGCCGATCCGCCCGAGACGGCCAGGGAACTTGTCCCGTTTGTTATTGTATAAGTATTGGTCCCATCCGTGATCGTCGAAGTTGAGGCTCCAAGAACACCGGATGTGACCTTGGCGATACCCGTTGAGCTGCCGACGGTCAAGCCGGTGAATGATGGAGACGCGGAAGTTGCGAGGTTCTGATTGATCGTCGAATCCGCAGAGACAATTAGATCAGTCGTCCCCCTCGTAACCGTGAAAGTATTGGCAGCGGTATCCGCGATTGAAGTCCCGAGAACGCTCCACGTTCCCGAAGCAACCTGGGGCGTCCCGGTAGAGGCGGAAGTATTGATCCCCGTACCCCCGGCTGAGGGATTGATATCGTTATCCACGTCCGCGTCATACGTCGCCGCAAGCATATCCCCGCCTCCGGCGACTGTTGTCCAGGAGAGGACGGCGGACCCATTGGTAGTCAACGCTTGGCCGCTACTTCCATCTGTTAGGGGCAGGGTATAGGTTTTAGCCGCGCTCGGAGTCCCGGCCTGGAGAGTCGTGTCATAGGTCCCGCCTTCCAGAACGAGCGTCGCGCCCTTTACGGCCCCGCTTGCCGTGACAGAAGTTATGGAGGGAGTAACAGTCGCAGCCCAAGTACCCGCCGTGACCCCGGCAAGGCCCGTCCAGGCGGATGAATCCTGCCCGGTTCCGCCCTTGGCGTTTGATATGGCAGTTCCAGTCCAGATCCCCGTTGCAATCGTACCAAGAGTCGTAACATTAGTCGTCCCAACCCATGTACTGAGAGCCGTATTTTCGACGCTTCCGAGCCCGACCTGCGTTTTGGTTACGCTGTGGGGGTTGGATGTGCTACCGAGGTGTGTGTCAATTACGGAATGTGCGTTCGTCCCGATGTCGGTCAAACTTGTGTGGGAGCGGGTTGAGATTTGCGTGATGTTCGTCAGCGTAATATTGTCCGCGACCAGGGAATCGGCCAGAGTCGCGGAGACAGACCACACTCCGGCGGAGAGAGAAGGTACTCCTGTCAATCCAGAAGTCGAGATTCCCGTCCCACCCCTCGAAACAGCAAGATATTGCTCCCCGGTGACGGTATTGGCGTCGGACCAGTAAGCGGCAAAGTTTGTCGTTCCTGTGATCGCCGACCATGTTCCGGCAACGACGCGCAAGACGCCGCTTGAGGCCGAAGTATCGATATTTGTGCCCCCGGCCGCCGTATCGATCCTATTGTTGGCCGCCACATCGTAGGTCGCTTTCAGCATGTCGCCGGACCCGGCGCTCGACCAGGAGAGGGTTCCCGTCCCATTTGTCGTCAGGGCATAGCCGTTTGTGCCGTCGGTTAGGGGCCAGGTATAAGTTTTGGCGGCAGAGGGCGTTCCGGCTACAAACGTTGTATCGTAAGTTCCGCCCTCAAGAATGAGAGAGCCGCCCTTGACCGCGCCACTTGCCGTTATCGAGGTTACGGAAGGCGTAACCGTGGCGCTCCATGTACCCGCCGTGATCAGGGCCAGGCCCGTCAGGCCGGAACTATTGATATCCGTCCCGCCATTGTTGGCGTCGATAAACCCGTCCGAATCAGTATCGAAGATCGAGGCCAGCATGTCGCCCGTCCCGGCGATAGTGGCCGGGGTCCAGAGCCGGGTTGCGCTTACATAGATGAGCGCCTGGCCGTTTGTGGCCGCCGTTTTACTGACATCGCGGATATCCCTGAGCTTGAAAAGGACCGGCTTTGTCGACTGCGCCGAGGCGAAGATAAACAGGCCCAGGAGCAGAACGGAGAAGATTTTGAGTTTCTTTCTCATGGCTCTCTCCTCAGAATGAAATCGCCGCATTTATGTTTGTGCAATCCCCGGCGCCATTGTTCACGACGACGCGCTCAAGCCGGACATGGCTTACTCCATTAAACGGAAGCGGCCATGTTACTTGAACCGTCCCGCCGACCGCCCGCGTGTCTGTCGGTACGGCAATTTCGTAAACCGTGTCATCGGTCGAAAACGAAGCTCCCCCGTCATGGGAGACGGCGAACTCGAATTCGATATCGACATTGGCCGGCGTATCCGGGTCAAACCAGATTGTTAAGGCTCCGGGTCGGTTGATCTGCGCGATACGAACCGGGGCACAGGTAAACTCCGTCCCGTTTTCGGCGCTATCGTCATCATCCACGGCTATGGCCGCCCCCAGGAAAACCGTCCTTCTCTCCCAGGATGACGATACCGGCATGGCGACGAACGCCAGGGCCAGGATTGCGATAAGGATCAGTTTTTTCATCTTATCCTCCTCAAAATTTATGCACCTTTGTTTTGACCGACTCCTCCTCATCTCGCGCCAGATCGATGGCGCCGAAGGAGGGCTTTTCGGGAACAAAATATTCGGCCAAGGCTATGACGGGTGGCGGAACAGGAACCGCCATCAGCATTCCCTCGGCGTATTTCTCTTTGACCACCCCGGCCTCGATGACGCCCTGGGCCTGGATTCCCTTGCGCCTGTCCTCATCGGCCAGGTGAAGCGCCAGATAATAGGCCATCTCGCCATTCATTTTCTTGAGGACGATGAGCTCTGCCGGAGTAGCATCGGCATAGGTCGGAAATTCCCATCGGGGGTCAAAATAGAGTCGGTTATACGCCATCTTCAGGACCTTCGATTTCTGGAGATTGCCGGATTCTTCGGCGAGATTGTCCCAGGCCTCGGTCTCCAGCCGTTCCTCCTCAAAATAGGTTTCCGCTTCTTCCAGGTCGTCAAACCATCCTAACGACATCGGCGTCTCCTGTTCATATCAAAACCTCCCCAGGGACCCGCTGGCCGGCGAGCTTAATGAGATGGGCGATGGTCCAGCAAACTCGATCGCCGTTCATTTCGGTTGTGAAAAGTCGGGTGGCCTGAAACCTTACCGGGCTATCTATAAATTGAGCCACTTTTTGATCGGTGTAATATTGGAAACTTCTTTCATTCCAGAATGAGACATGCGTAGGATCGGCGAAGGCCCCGCGCCCGTCGGTTGATGGCACGTGGATGAAAGCGTATCCGCCGGGAACCAGCACGCGATAGAGTTCTTGCATTGTAAAAAGCGGGTCTTTAAGATGCTCAAAAATATCAAGCGCCCGAATAACGCCGACCGATGAATCATCGAACGGCCACGGCTTATTAAGATCAGTCGTAATGTCCGCATTCTTAATATCGACAGTTTTGAACCCCTTCCGCGCAAACATCCTGCCGCCGAGTTCGATCTTCAAAAGCTTGCTGTCGTCGGCCCATTTCTCGGCAAGGCCATCGATGTATTTATCGTAAAGCCTATAGACGTTGTTCTGGATTTCCTCGTTATGTTTCAGCCATGTATTTTGTCCGTGGATTCTGTAGATATAGAGTGGCTTATCGATGTGATGGAATTTCGTTTCAAGATATGTCCGACACATCAGATCGGCGTCGTCGAGAATCCGCATCGCTTTATCGTGACCGCCGACTTTTTCATAAACTTCCCGCCGCCAGGCCTTGAGATGGTCCGGGGCAAACCAAATTTTACTCACCGCATTCGGCGTCGGGTCGAAAGAAATGTATTCATCGAGCAATCGGCCCTTGTATTCAATCTCCCGGTATTTCCATCCAAATCGTTCATCATATCTCGGCGTTTTCTCCAAATCCCCCGTGGCATGGATTGAGTTTGAATAGACGAAACCGACCTCCTTATTTCTAAACGCCCTTTCGACCTCCTCCAGGGCCGTCGGCAAAAGCAAATCATCGTGGTCCAATTCCAGCAGGATGTCTCCGGTCGCTTTTTCGCAAGCCATCGCTTTTAGGGGTCCGACCCATTCCGGAGCCTTGAAGGCGATGTGAGGCTTTACTCTCGAATCCTTGAATTCCACCGGCTCGCCGCCGTTGTTATAAAGCACTACCCACTCCCAGTCTTTGACGGTCTGCTCCTTGAGGCTTTCATAGATTTCCGGTAAAAACCGGGAATCATGCGTGGGCGTAAAAATGCTGATCATGCGATTCTTGTCACCTTCAGATAAGAATTGGCCCTGATATACGGGGTCACGGTAGCCTGTACTCCTTTGGCCTGAAGTCCGATGGTCGGAGAACCGCTTCCCGGTGTTATCATAATGCCTTTAATCAGGAGGACATTGTCCCCGGAGATATTGCCGATTGCCGTACTCTGAACGCCTTGAGCGCTAAGCCGATAACCTTTATAGGCAGTAGTTGTTTGGGGACCATGCACCTGCGCCTCAAGCGTAGCACCGGCAACGCTGCATTGAATTGCCCATTGGAGTCCTTGGGTACCCGTACATTGCTGACCGACAACGGCCTCTACTTCATAGGTTGCGCTCGTTGCGAGAACTCCGGTGGTGCACCCGGTGATGTTGGCGAAGGCCTGGGCGGTCAACTGCATCTGTGCACCCTGAATGGCCCAGGCGGATTGAACCCCTTGCGCGCCCTGAACACCTTGGGTCCCCTGCGTGCCTTGATAACCTTGGTTTCCTTGAGAACCGGAATCGCCCTGTGGCCCTTGGACCGTGGAAGGCGCGCCCTGGACCCCCTGGGTTCCTTGATTCCCCTGGTTGCCCTGGTTACCCTGGAACCCTTGCGGTCCTTGGACGGTCGATGCTTCTCCCTGGAAACCCTGATTGCCTTGGTTGCCTTGAGGACCCGTTCCGCCTACGTTTCCTTGGTTTCCTTGAGTACCTTGGAATCCCTGATCGCCCTGTGATCCCGGAGATCCCACAGCACCCTGGGGACCCTGGATCGTTGATGGCTCGCCTTGAAAACCCTGTGCGCCAACAGTCCCTTGCGTTCCTTGGGGTCCCTGGACGGTAGAGGGTGCCCCCTGTGATCCCTGTGATCCCGTTGCGCCCTGGGTCCCGGTTTCACCAATTATGCCTTGAGTTCCCTGGGTTCCCTGAAATCCTTGTGTTCCCTGTACGCCCGTATTACCTTGCGGACCTATAGAGCCGATTTCGCCTTGGGTACCCTGTAGGCCTATAGAGCCGACTTCTCCCTGAAATCCTTGCGGACCAGCATTCCCCGTATCGCCCTTGTCACCCTTTAATCCTTGAAATCCTTGTACACCCTGGCTTCCCGTTGCGCCCTGCGACCCCTGTGAGCCGGTTGGTCCGTCCACGCCTTGAAAGCCCTGACTACCGACATTGCCCTGTGATCCTTGCGGCCCGGGAATGGTTGAAGCCTCCCCCTGGGGGCCCTGGAACCCGATGCCGCCCTGAAATCCTTGGGGACCCTGAATTGAAGATGGGTCACCCTGCACGCCCTGTGGACCTTGATTCCCAATATTTCCCTGGGGACCCTGGTCGCCCTGAACTCCCGGATCGCCATTTATGCCTTGAACACCGGCGCTTCCTTGATTTCCCTGTAAGCCCTGTGATCCAACCGGGCCTTGCGGCCCGGGAGAACCATCCAATCCCTGAAATCCCTGTTCGCCTTGTAATCCGGGCGCCCCGGGATCGCCTGAATCGCCTTTTTCGCCCTTGGAATAAACCTCACCGGCAGTCAATTTTTCAATAAAATCATCCCACCACCACGGGACGCGAAATAGGATCTTGGGAAATCTTCTCATATTTCCAACACTTCAATTTTCATCGATCCGTGTCTTAATTTATTCGGAAGCGGTTCCTCGCTCACAAGCTCCCAGGTCGTTCCGGGCATTTTGCTCCCATCCCAACGAAACGCCCAGGCCTCGTATTCACCGTTTATTCTCAGCCGCCAATACCTGCGCCCTTCGCTCTCGATTGTCGGCGCGAACTCGCCGATGGTAATTTTCGTCCTTACGTTAAAAGTCCCCATCATGGGGCACCCGAAATACGGTTCATGGGCCGATGAGGAGAAGTGCGCCCTTCCGCAACCGCGCATGTATTTGCCCTCAATTACCATTAAAATACCTGTGGATCATCAAGATGGCTGGCGCATTCCGCCAGGATGGATTCCGCCGTGCGATGAGTGTGAAAGCCATGTCGTTTTTTGCGGTTCTCCGGACTCATCCTTTGGCTGCGCCCCTGGATATAGCGTTCTATGGCAATTCCCTCATCGGCAAAAGCCCAATGCGCACCGATGAATGTTTCTCGGGCAACCCTAATTGTTCCGTTTTTGCGTAAATGATGATGCCCAACCTCCCACGCTATCCCCGCATTGGGCCGAACGATGCACGGTTTAAGATGATGCCACCAATACGACCCATGACGTCGCTGCGGGACGGCTGGCAGGGCCGGGTCAAGCCGGCCTTCCGCCCGGTTCCGATAAACTTGGTACATCCCCGCGTTTATAACCGTTGCCCCGTTCTGGCGTTCAAGGAATGCACGTGAATCCTCGCCGTTGGGCGGAAAAATGAGCTCATCGGCGTCGAGCGCGAAAGCCCAATCGAAGGGGAGGCCCGGAACCAGGCGATTGAAAACCTCGATCTTGAACTCATCATCGAGCAGCCCGTCCGGGAATTCCATCGGCCGGATTTCGACATTCGAAAACCGGGTTGCAACCGCGCCCGAGGCATCCGTTGTATCGCTTCCGATGAGAAGTATGATGGAGTCCGCCCAAGCATAATGGCTGAGGAAAAACGGCGCCAATCGTTCCTCGTTATGCCAGGCACTGACAATGCAGACTTTCATCCCTCGCTCCCCTTGACAATAACCCCAATTCCCATTTCATGGCCCGGCCAAACGGTTTTGCTGTCATTGTGACGATAGAATGTGAGCAGGCAATGGGCCTTTTCGGCCGCGCAGATTTCCTGCCACAACCGATGAACCTCAACGCCGATGCCCTCCTCCATACAAACCAGGTCATGGAAAGCGATAAGGTGTTGTGTCATCGGGCCGTAATTCTCGTACTCGAATTTCACGTAATCATAGGTATGGTTTCCGTCGAGAAAGAGAAGATCGATTGCCCTCCCATCAAGTCGTTCCTTCAATTTCTCTATCGTCTCGACCTTAAGCGAATCGCCCAAAATATTCGGGTTCGTTCGCCGATCTACGTCTATCCCGATATGCTCAGCCCCCATGATCTCCCTATAAAACCGCTTCTGGGCGTCGGCGCAAATCCCGATCTCAACGACAACCGGATGCTCCAACCCCCGATTCTTGAAATATCCCGCCGCATATTCCATGAACTGCTGCCATTCCGGACGACACTGGCCGAGCGTCCTTCGCTCCGCATCTACACTGTGCATCAACTCGTTAAACTTCGGGATGAAGCCCATTCTGTTCTCCCATGAAATAGGATCGAGAATTCTGCTCACTAAGTTTGCCGCTCAAAATGTCCAGATAGACTTGATAGTCGCCGGGCACCCAGCTTTTGAGCCTATCCCGAGCGGGTGTATCAAATTCGCGATATTGTTTCTCATCATGTCCAATTCCGATTCCCGGACGGCCCGGCAATCCTTTGATGCCCAAATAGAGCGGCGGCTCATCGATGAAAAGAAACCCGCGAAGGGTTCGGTATGTTCTTTGCCACAACCGAATATCAAGAAATTGCTGACTCCTCATGTCCAAGCACCGCTTAAACGCCGGAAGGGATGCCGATCTGAATGCCGTCTGGGCTAAGGAAGCATGGCTGCCATTTGAATGAGTACAATGCCCGCCGGATGGAAGATGATAATATTTGCTGTTTTTAATTCCGACCACCTCATGATAAGCAAGTCGAGCAGCCATCCCCGCTAAATATTCAGGAGCATAATATTCGTCATCCTCGATGATGATGATCTTATCCCCCGTAATGAACGGCAGTGCAGCCGAAAGATTTTGACAAAGCGTATGCTTCGGATCGGAGGGCAAGGGTTCGCGCCTGATGTACTTAATGAAAGAGAATGATAAATCGATTTTCAATGGGGTCTTCCCATCATCGATTACGAGCCATTGCGTAGGCCAAACCGTTTGTCTTTCCATCCATCTTTGACACAGTGCAAAGGCCAGGGGACGGTCGCCGGTCGGAGTGATCGCGGTTATCATTTCATCCATCTCCTCGCCTGACCAGTCGCACGGTTATCACGCTCGGCCCGGAATTCGATCCAATTTCTTCGTCGCCCTTCTTTGACCAATCGGAATTCAAGCCGATGAACCAAGCCGCAATCACAACACATCATTTTGTAGCCCCTGCGCCTCGGCCTGACCCACTGGCTGGATTTTAGCTTCGTGTATCTTGCCATCACCCAATACCTCTTTTATTGTTGAGAACGGAAAACATCGAAGTCCGGATTCCGGATTCAAATTTATTACCTTGAATTGTGTCCGCCTGATGAATCGGTTCATCCGCTCGAAATCCCGCGTAAAAGATTTGAACACGCTCTCCGGCATCTTCCCCGGGTATCCCCCGTGATAATGCGATCGGCCTCCCGAGAATTTGCAATCAATCCCCAGGAGGTATATCGGATTGGCGCCGAGGCAGACGGCCAATCCTATTGCCCCAACGCCCGAATTATTCCCATGATAAATTCCCTTCCGAAGTGAGTTCGATAGCCCTACGCGGCCGGCACCGCGGATTGAATAAACGTCATCGAGTTTCCGGCCCAGAATGTTAAGGAAAACCTTATAGCCTTTGAATTCATTCCACTTCTCAAGACAGCCGGGCGCGAGTCGCCCGTTTTGTACCAGGCCGTAGAATGTGGTCGTACTCCCATCCATGAAAAACAGGATGTCGGCAAACGGCACGTCCAGATACGCTTTGTTGATAGCGATGATACGCCCGCGCCCGCGCAAGCGCTCGAAGTCGAAACCCAAGAGCGACGGGCCGCCGCCGATAATGAAGCATCGTTGCCCTGCCCATTCCCCGTCCTTCAACACTTCATGGGCCGGCCGGTGGGGGCTTATCTTCAAGCGCACGCGCTGAATGTTTTCGGCCATCATGGCATCTCGCTCCCTTAAAAACCGTTGAGCTTCCGGACTTTGCGTTGTCAGCATGTTTCGTCTTAAATCGGCCTGGGGCCGAACCGCCCTTGGGCGATCCGACCCCTACCGTATAATTTTCCTATCCCCGGATATCCTCCATTTCGTCGGTGATACTGACCTCACCGCAGGAAACTAGGGGATTGAAGCTTCCCGCGGGACATGAGCCGCTTTCCTCGGTCAGCTCGATGCAGTTGATCTGGTCGATATCCCCGATACACCCGCCGTGCCTCATCCAGCCGGCGACGGTGTCGGTGTAACTCAGGATGTCGAAATCGTCGAAAAGCGCGAGATCCATCCGGTAGCCGATTTTGAGCGTCCGCCCGGGCAGGATGACCAAGATCCGGGCATGGTTGGCGAGCATCATGGATGTGATCTGGCGGAAATTGTAGTCGATGAGCTTTTCGCTGTCGGTGAAGGCCTGCATCCTCTGGCCGAGCGCATACCGCACGCGCCCCCGAAGCTGGAGCGGCGCCAGAACGATGAATTGGGTATTGGCGACATCGACGCTCAGGCCCCGCGCTGCGGCATTCTCCAGAATGTTTGTGGCCCCATAGTTGATCGATGCGGCAATACTCCGGGCATCGGCATCGCAGTCGTCACAGTCGGACGGAATTTGGGCGCAACAGCCCTTAACGTCAGCCGCGGCCTCGAGTAGCCCATAGTACGTGGCTGCCCGGTTGCTGTAGGCCTTATTCCGGAACTCGATCGCATTGTCCTCAAGCGTCCACCAGTCGCCGTCCTCGAATAGCCGCCGGTGCCAACCCAGGGCGCCCCCATAGTAGCAGAAGCCCACGCGCTCCTTGGCCCCTCTCATCTGATAGACCTTGAGCTTCTCGCCTTCCTTGACTTCCTGGAAGGTCAGGCCGCTTACGACGGCCGCCATGTCGAACCCGCTGGCCTTGGTGCCGCTGAAGTCCCGGATGTCGAAAATCTGCTCGTAACCGTTGTCGTAGTTCGTCATGAGATGGAACTTTTCGATGATGTCGATCGCCTTCTCGTTCACCCAGCCGTCGGAGGCCAGTGTAAACTCCTGGATCTGCTTGTGCTCTTTGACGAACTCGGTGACTTTGGCGAGTCGGGAGTCCATGAACCTGTTGGGCAGGGCGCAGAAATATTGAAGCGCCCCCGCGAGCTGCCGCCGCTGTTCCGGGTCCTTGTGGTCGAACTTTTCCCAGTTGAGGTTAAAAATTCTGCTTTTCATCTTTTTCTCCGTTACAGGACGGCCTCAACCTCGGCGTGATCGCCCTTGAGGTCGATTTCAACGTGACTTTCCAAGGCCGCGGCCGGTTCCGTTGCGATGCCGATCCAGTAATAGCCTGAATCGAAGGTCGGCGTGACCAAGCGCGTTACCGGGTCCCAGTAAACGCGGTCACCGGGCAGGAAGATGTCCGAGGATTCGATCATCTTGGGAACCATGATCTTTTCGGCATGGTAGATCAAGACAGCCTCATCCCCATAGTCCGCCGACTCCAGCGCCGCACCCACCGTGTCCTCAACGAGGTAAAGGTAGGACTCGCCCGCAAGGCGTGCATCCTTGATCCCCAATACCCCGTCGGTTTCGGCCACGGTGAACTTGAGACTTCGCCAATCGCCCATCGGCGTGGCGGTTCTTAGTGCATCGGGCATGTGTTTTCTCTCCTCTTAAATTTCTGTTCCTGTTTTCGCTTTTACGGCTCTCCGCTCAGGCCCCACCGTCGCTCGTGCGAATCATGGGGTTTTGCGCCGGGTCGAGATACTTGTTGATCGTAGTATCCTTGGTCTTTGGGTCCGGCCCCGTCCCGCCGTTCCGCGCCTTGTCATCAGCCGGGTTCTCCTCAACCCCGAACACGTCCTTGGCGATCCGCTTAAAATCCTCGACCTCGCCATCAAGGTAGGTATTGAATTCCTTCTCTACCTCCTCCGGCTTTTGGGGCATGAATCGAGTGAGCCGTCCAGCGATAAACTTAGATTGCTTTTCCTCAAGCTTTCGCTCGGTCTTCGCTTTCTCGAAAAGCGACGGGATTCTTGTCTTGGCCGCCTCGATCGTTGAGGTCTTGATGGCTTCATCCTTAGCCTTGAGCTGGACCTCCAGGGCGGACTTTTCCTTGCCGGTATCGGCCAATCGCTTCTCGGTCTCTGCGAGCCGCCGTTTCGTCTCCCGCATCTCGTAGTAGACTTCGGGGCTCACGTTTTTCTCCCGCATTTGCTCCTTGATGGCAGGGTCAGCCGCAATCTCTCCGATCCCAAAAATCTCGGAAGGTTGGAGCCCGGCCTCGCGGATCAACTGCTTGATCTCCTCCGCGGTGGGTTTATCCAATCGATTCTCCTTTATATGGTATTTTGCGAACGCCTGGAGCTGACCGAGCAGCGTCGCGCCGGGAAAGCCCGGCGTTTCTATGCCCGAATTCCCCAGGGCAATTCCCGTCACGCCATGTACGTCCGTCACCAGAAGATTGGCGCCCGGCTCATACTTCATGTCGACGTCCGCCTCGATCGAAGCAACGTCGAGTGGGGCGCTTCTAAACCTCGGCCTGATATAGCACACGGCAACGGCCTCCAGACCCCGCCACCCTTCCTGGAGCTTCTTGGCCACGACATAACCGATCGACTCCCGGCCCTCATGGTCATTGGTCTCGGCGTGTCCTTGAAACAGCTGAAGGCCAATCCCGATTTTGTTGAAGAGCTTTTCAATCGTCCCCCGGAACCAGCGCTTGACCACATTGCCGATGCCGATGAGATTGCCCTTCGCCTCGCCTTCATGGCCGACGATAAAGGCCTTGAACATGGGGGTCGAATCTTCCCTTTTGATCTCGGCGAGCTTATCGGCGGGGATCATCCGCAGGATTTCGGAGGAAGCCATTGCGCGAAGTTGAGCCCTGATTCTCATTTCTTCTTCGGCCTCCCGCGTTTCGCCGGTTTCTTGGTCTCCTCAAAAGGGGCGCTTGAAAACGCCGGAACCTCCGCCCGTGGTTTGGACGCGGCCTTCTTCGCCATGAGCGCCTTCCGCTTTTCGTTCTCGGCCTTCCGTCGCATGTCCTCCAAGTCGGAAGACTTCATGAAAACGAGGCCAGGGCGTTTTTGCTGGACGATGTGCACGCCGGGGAAGTTGTGGGGTAGGGTCCGGGTCGGCCTGTTCTTGACTCTTTCCTGGGAAGTCGTGAAGACGTCTTTCGGGATCGACGAGATTATGTTGCCCGTCGGTTCGCCTTTCTCGTCTTTCTCTTCCTCAAGGTGTTTGTCAAACCGGTGATTTACCTTCGGTTGAACCTTGTTCGTCGATATAAGCATCAGTCCTCCTTGTCGATTTTGATCATGGGATTAAAAAATGGGTCCAAATATTTCATCTCCTGGGCATGGGCGTACCTGGCCCGCATTGCCGCAATAGCCTTCTCCCGCGTGTCGGCGCATATTCTCTGTTTGGTTTCCTTATTACGGAAGCACCACTTTTTCTTGCCGTCCACCATTTCCTCTTTGATTTCGGTATAAGGCATTTTTAGCCCCTCAATCTTCCGTACATTTCATGAAAGACAGTGCTCATCCTGGCGATGGCAAGCGGAACCATCATCCACCAAAGGCCCAGGATCATCAGCCCGAAAGCCGCGGCAGCGACCCAAACGCTCAGGCACCAGCCACAATCGAACGGCCCGCCGAGCCGGCGCAACCGGGCAAAAAGGGGCGAATGAACCAGGATCTCCACCGCGGCCTCGACGGCAACAATCGCCACAACCCATTTCATGTCGTTTCCCTATGCCCGCATCTTAAACATTTCAGATATGCCTTGATGCCCCGCCGCCGCTCCGCACAACAGGCCCGCCTGACCCGCATCACCCCGCGCCCGCATTTGGGGCAGGTCTTTCGCGTCAAGCTGAGCGGGGCCGCCGTGCTGATCATTCCTCATCTTCCTCCGCCTCAGTCGCCTGCGCCTTGAGTATGGCCATTTCTTCCTTCGCCCTGGCGGCCTCCTCGACATCACGCTGCTTTTTCCTCTCGGCTTCCGCCTCCATGTCAACGCCCGGAATCTGGGAGGCAACGAATTCCTTCGATACAATCCCGCCAAGCGCCGCCGGGATGTAGACTTTCTCCAGGCGGTCGAAATGCTCCTGGGTAATGAGCGGGATATTGGCCCTAACCCTCGTTGGATCGAGTTGTTTCTCCTTGGACATCTGGGCGTTTACCTTCGCATTGAAAAGCGCCATTGCCTTGTTGATCATCTCGTTGAACACGCCGAGCCAGGTGTGCCGCTCCCGGGTCGTGGCGGCCATTACAAGCTCCCGTGTATTGTCGCCGGTTGCCCGGTTCTTGAGCAGGTCCAGGAGGCCCAGGAAATGAATCGGAATCCCGGTCGTTCCCGAGATCATCTTGACGCAGAGCTCGATCTCGCGGATGAGGTTCTCGACGCCGGTTCCCTCCGGTCCCTTAAGGCTGAACCGGCCAGTATGAACAATTGCTTTGCCGATCTTCCAGTTCGTATCTTCTATGTATTTCAGGATTTGGTCTACCTGGTTTTTTTCGTCACATTCAAAGTCCGGCGTCGGCGATGCGAATAGGTGATCAATTTCCCGTAGATCGCGCAGCGCCTTGTCGAGACGATCCACGATAGTCAGACACTTCATGACCTTGGGCTGTGCCTCGTTCGGCTCGCTTATCCGGCCCCCGAATTTCTTGTAGACGAATTCAGCCTCATCGACCGAGCCGGCCTGAACGGTGGCCGTGGCATCCCAGTGGAGTTTCTTGTACCAAAAGTAGTCATTGGAATCGGCATCGACCGTATACTTTTTCGACAGCCAGGACAGGAACCGTGCCGAGACCATGCCCGGCCAGGTCTCCCCTCGTACTGTTACGAAAGGCTCCTCGTCATAGAAAAGCCGGATCGCGCATTTACCTTCGATCTCTGCTTCCTTGGCTATCTCCTGGGCCATCGCGCCATCGAGGTCGTTGTATTCGAGGAAGTCAGCGGCCCATTGAAGCTCCCGCTCGGCCTCGGCCCGGGTCTTCGTCGTATGGACGATCTGGATGCCCTCGCCCAGGATGAAGGCTGCGCGCAGGTCAATGATCGTCCCTGTCTGCGTACAGCCCCAGTCCGCCTTGTTGTTGTACTTGTCGGCAATGGCCTGGACCGCTGTCTGATATTCGGGATAATCATTCCCCTTGTACGCCGTCGTCACTTCTTGGAGCGTGAGAATGTCCTTGACGAGAAGTTCCTGGACTTCTTTATAGTTCTTGACCTGCTCAGTGAGGAGCCCAGTCTGCTTTCTCAGTTCCTGAATCTCGGCTCGTTTGCTGAATATACTCATCTCATATCTCAATCCGGCGAGACATTGTGGGAGATGACGCGGAAGGCGGCGCCGGCCTGTTTACAATGTGTATAAATTCCATACCGAACCGCATCCATCGCGTGATTCTTAAAAGCTACCGGCTCAGGCAGATCATTGTCCAGCTTGTCTTTCTTCCAACGATATGATCCCTGCTCAGAGATGATATTGAGCGATCCCTGGACAACGTGAACCTTGACCGCTTTGAGATAATCTATGCCCGTGCGCACTGAGTCCGGCCCTTTGAGCGCAGCCTGGGCATTGATCCCGGCCTCATAGAGCTCTTGGATGGACTTGGGCTCGGCAGAATCCCAATAGGAAACATCGCCGGTAAATCCCAAACCAGCTTTTATCTTGGCCGCAAGCGCCTGATTGGTTAGGCCCTTCTCATAGATTATTTCCTCAATCCAGAACTCGTTGGCTTTGCGATAGATTTTGATGAAGGCTGCTGGGTCAACCGAGTATCCAAAGTCACCGCCGTAGATAATTTCATCGAAACGGATATCGGGCAGCGGCTGCACGTCCCAGTTGAAGATGCGCCCAGTCGGGAGCGCCCAGAGGCCAAGGCGGTAGATTTTACGGGCAGTAGCATCATTTAGGCGGTCCAGAATCTGAACGTATTTATCTCTCATCTCCTTGATGGGGTTATGCTCAACCGTCGAAACATGGACGAAGCTATCGGCGTGCTGCTGGTCAAAAAAGTCGGCCTTGATCCACGGCCCGAGCGCCTCATCGGGATTAAACGACGCCATGATCTGCTGATAAAGCCCCGTCTCCTCGCGTAGCCTCAGGTCAACTTGTATAAAGTCTTGGCGGGTGAACTCCGTCAGCTCCTCCATCCAGATGGAGGTGATGCCTTTGATGGACTTGATCTTCTCGGGATCATCCAGGCCGTCAAAAAGAATCTCGTTTGTTTTCCCGGCGGGGTTAATAAAAGTGATGACGCGCTCGGATTTGTTGTAGTTGTGGACGACATTGTTATTGGCCAAGATGCAACGGATGAGTTCAACGCAGGACTCCTCTACCGTCTTGCGTATTTTGCGAAGCACCAGGAACCGATGGCCGCCCTCGGTCATGCACCTGTAGAATATTTTACGTCCGGCAAATTCAGACTTCCCCGATCCCGCCCCGCCACACAGAATGAGATACCGTTCCTTGCGGTCAAGGAGGGGAAAGAAGTGGTTACTTACCAGTATTTCCATTCCCGTTTTCGTCCTTCACTTGAACCACTCTGATGGTCAGCGATTGCTTGCCGTTGACCTGGCCAGAGATGGGCTGATTCGGTTTGCCCATAAGCCGGTCGAGGACAATCTCGATTGCCCACGGACGTTTTGACATGGCTGCATCAACGAGCACTTGAGCCAATTTATCAGGATCTGCCTTCTTTGCCAGAGCATTGCGGAATACCTGTTCCCAGGCGGCCCGTTCCTTGCAGACTCCTCCAGTGGGGTTCCGGCGCGGATCAGGCCCCTTCTGAAATGGCCGTAAGCCCGCAGTATTCACACGCCGATTGTGTTTTTTCATCCTTCCACCGTCACCGTGATCTCTTCATCAGCCTTAACCAACTTTGCCAAATCGCCGATGAGCTTATCGTTGGGCAGATTAAACTCGATGACCAGCTTCCCGCCCTTGTCTCCAGTCGCCAGGATTCGGGAGGTAAGCTGTTTTATCTGCGCCTTGAACATGACCTTCACTTCTTCCCCCCGACCCACTTCTTGAACCTCTTCCACATCCCCTCCGGCGTCTGCCCATAGATAACCTCAAGCGCCTCGTTCGCTTCGGTGATCTCCTTCCCGAGCCGAATGATGTTGTCATTGACCGCCTTGCCGATTCTGAGCGACAATTCCTCAACCCGCTCCACACGGTCGTTCTTGAGGGCGATTCGCAGGCTCTTGTTTCCCATCTATTCTCCCGGAGGTAACAGTCTCAATAGCTTTTTCACGTCCCCCCTGACTTCCGTTAGAAGTTCCTTCGTCCCTTCCTGTTTTGTGTCCAACTCGATCAGCTTATCTCGATGGGCCTGACATTCCGGCGCCGTCCCCGGTTTCGGCCCCTTACCGTTGCTGTTCCCGTTCGCCCGTCCCCGGCCCCGATGAGACTTGAAATATTCCCTGGCCGCCAACGTCCCCGCTGTGATCAAGGCCATGATCGCAACGCCGTCTAACGCGAGATTCGATGTGCTCTTTACCGCTTCTGTCGCCGCCTGGATAAGCATTGTCATTGTCCCCGCTCCTATTATTTATCCCACTTCGTAAGTTGCCATTCCGTCCGATCAAACTCACCGTGTTGGGGATGAACCATCCAGCTTACCTGCTGAGGCGTGGCTTGGCGTCCCTCTTGGTGGTCATGAGCATCGGTTCCGCTGACGCTTCCTCCGACCCAAAAATATTGCGTCGTCATGGGCGAATGCCAATGACCGAGAATCACTTTATGGAATTTTGTGAAATCCGGGGCATTCATTCGCTTCATGGCCTCGCGTGCAACCTTTCGCTCAATGCCATAGAATGGGAAGCCCATCCACCCGGAAACTTCATGGCCATGACAAAGGAGATAATTTCTTCCGTTGACGTTAACGACCTTCTGGGGCTGCGCCCAAATATTGACAGCCACGTTTTTGTGCGCCGACAAAAGCATCCTGGAAATATTCGCCACTACATACATCCAGTTATTGATCCCCCCCTCTTTCGATTGGGGTTTCTTCGTCATTCGCCCATGGTTATCAAGCGTGACGATATCGACAATGACGCGCTCAAAATGCGGAGCCATTGTAGACACTTGCTGCGCGAGAATCTCTCCGGCCTCAACCGCTTGCTGCGGGGCGGGGAAAGCATTTGTCACACGGAAGTCTTGAATATCTCCAGAGATCAAATCTCCCGTGACCAGGAATCGCGCCTCCGGAATCGAATAGACGGTGCGATGAAGTTCCGTCCAATCCATGATGTCTTGGACAAATCCGAATTGGCGAAGTCGGGATAGCTCGGGAGAGAAAACCCCGAAACCTTCGATTTCGTCTCGGGTCTGAATCGCCCCATGATGAGCATCGGTAACATGGAGGACAACGGCAACATCGCGGTCAACGCGCGTTGTCTTGGGCGGTTTATATACTGGAGCCTGCGGTTTGATTGCGGGAATAGCGGCCAAAACTTCAGCCATGAGTTGATCGAGTTGGCCATGCTCTTTTTTGTATTCCTTGTAGGCAGAAGCGATTTGATCGCGTTCGGCCTGAAGGGCGAGAAGTCGTTCGGGTGGACGGAGAGCTTCCCTGACTTCGGAAATGCTTATCTCTTTTTTGGGCATTTCAGGTATCCCTTATTTTGAGAGCCTCGCCAATATCCAGAACACTTCCCCAGTACCACTTCTTCTCGCCTTCATCGAGCTTGAGGAGAATGCGAAAGGCCCGGAATCCGTCGGCGTTATTATCGAGCGTGCGCCGGAACCGATTGCGGTCCGTACCAGCCGTCTTCTGGCAGAGCTCAGCCTCAAGTATCAACCGGCCTTTAGGCAGGGCTGCAAGCTCCCGCCGGATGGCGGAGGCGACATCGTATTTCTCGATGACTTGGGAAAGATTGATGAATCCGGCGGTTGAGGTTACCGGTGTAACTTCCTGGGTCACAGCCCCATTCCCGAGCGTCGAATACTTATGGCAGACCGTGCATTGGATCATCTGCCGGCCCCGCTGCTTTCCTTGGCGGTGAACTTTATCCGCCCCGCACTTGGGGCAGACAAGCGGTTTTTTTTCTTCGGTCATTTCTTCTTCAGCTCTTTGCGCAATTTCTTGACCTCCTCCTTGAGTTCATATACCCAGGTGAGAAACGCCTGATTTACGATGGCGTTACCATCGACATCGAAGGCGAGTGGGTTTTTCTTCACTTCCTCGCTCGGATTTAAGATGTCATAGCCCGTCCATAAATTCGGCGTATAGGACGCGCAGGACGCAAGGCTGAGACTAAATGTCAAAAAGCACGTCAGCAACACCAGCCCGGTCACGACTCTTGAAAGCTTTCTCAAGTTTCTTCCTCCGTTTTTTGTCGCCTTCGGAAGCGATGAGCGTTTCGACCTTCTTCTCCATCTTGATAATCTCGTCGAGCAGTTTGATGATGGCGAGAAGGTCGGTCATATCTCTTCCGCCTTGAAGGCATCGACAATCAGGTAATTCGGCCCACGATAGGATAGGGGCCTCATCTTTATGAAGGCGTTGCGGTCAATTGCCGCTGCCAAATCGGTTGTGGTGGACCCGCCTCCGGAGGCCCCGACGGTATTAAAATCATCGACCATCATCTCGACGTGGATGACCTTGTCTCCGGAGTACCAGAAGACAAGGCAAGCCGCATAGCCGCGGTCAATCGCTTTAGTTTGGAATTTTTCGTAGAGCGCATCAGCGGTGAAATCTGAGCCGTGGGGCAGAATCCCGACGGCCTGGAGAATCTCGACGATGAGGCCGGAACAGTCAAAGCCACTCATCGGATCATCGCCTCCCCATAGGTATGGCAGGCCGATAAATCGCTGGAGGTATTCCACCGCCTTGTTGCGGAGGTAGACAGATTTTAGAACATCGCCCATGCTAAGGCATGAAAAGCAGATTTAAACTGGTAATGTCAAATTTAGAGAAGGGGAAAAGCATACATTTATGGGGGGAATTATTTTTCGGGAAGTCGGGGAAAAGCTTTTTGTGAGCGCAGTTTTTCTTTCAGACAATCCTCATGATAAAAAAATCCGTTGTTATGGACCTTGGCTGGACGGGGCATTGTCTTGATTATCAATTCAAACTTCTCCGGGTCCCACATCAGGCCCCTAATCGGATCATGACACCATCGACAATGAATCGTTAACTGGCCTCCTTCGATGGTAGACAACGGCGGGGAGAGAGGATCACAAGGCGGACGTTGTTTTCTCGGCGGCCTCGATTCATCGAAAATAACCCCAGGTTCAACATGGAAAAAGGCGGCGATTTTCTTCTGCGTTCTGTCATGGGGAAAACATATCCCGTGTTCTATTTTGAAAATCCCGCATGGACTTAAGCCGCAATGTTTGCTCAATCTTCTTTGGCTCAGGCCGGCCCGCTCCCTAAACCAGCGAAGTTTGTTAACGATCCTCTCCTTCCTCTCCTTGCGGGAGAGGGACAGCCTCTCCTTACTGCCCCCCTCCCATGCTCATGGTCAGGCAGTCTTGAATTTGTACCAGCCGTTAGAAACCGCGAAGACCGCGACGGTATACCCCACAAATTTGAGGATCGTAAATCCGCCGCCTCCCGTAAACAGGAATACAATGGTAGCCGTCGCTGAAACTAATAGGCTGATACCATAGACCACCGCGCCGTTGACCTTGAGGGCCGTCTTGAGGATCTGGGTCACGGCAATGACGCCGAATCCCAGGAGCCCCCCGGCCAGGATCGAGTCAACGACGGCGGGATCAATCTCGGTGGGGTCGGCTGCGAGCGCCAAGCCCAACGAGAAAAAACAGAAGACCGCCAAGAATAAAAATAGACGTTTCATGAACGTCACCTCCTTCAGATTTCATGCTCCGCCTTGCCTTGGTAGGCGTCGCGGGCGCATTTCCATTTGCCATCCAGATCCGGGGGACATACTGGAATTCCGAGAGTCTCGAATAATTTCTCGATGACCCCCTCTATCACCATCGACATACTAATACCCTTTTTTGTCGGGATATATTCGTGCTGCAAGGCTCGGATAATAGCTTGGGCTGTTGCATGGATGAGCGCTGCCGAAAGCTCAGGGCTAATTTTTTCCCCCTTTTTGCCTCTCTTTCCCGCCGCGCAGCACAGGGCGGCAATGAGGACGCCGAGGAAGAAGCCGACGAAGACCAGGCCGAAGCCGATCAGGTAAATCATGTCTTTCCCTCCTTCTCCAAAATAGCTTTAAAATCTTTGTATCTGCACATGACGATATCTCCACCATGCTCCTTACCGAGCTCGTGTAGGATAACGATCGCCGTGTCCCCTTTCGCGTTTCGTTCAGCCTGGGCCATGCAATTGTGAATGAACATGGGCAATTTTTCTCTTTCCTTGCACTCACAAGATATCCCCCGATGCAGAATAACGTCTTCCTGTCCAAGTATCCCGACGCGCCGACCGCCGAGGTCGCGGGCGATGAAGCGCTCCAGGGACTTGCCGCGCTGACGGTTCTTATTGCTCATTCCTCAACCTCCACCCCGGCCTCTTCCAGGACCATCGCCAGGGCATCAGGCGCGGCCCCCATCGCACGCGCTGAGTTGACCACGAATCCCCTTGTCACTTCCGGCCCATTCTCGATGAGGCGGCGGATGGTATCCTCGGCTTCGGCGCACCGATGGCTTTTTTCCGGATTTGTTTTTACGCAGGTTTCACAGGGCTCATTGTCTGCATCGGGTACGCATTGGCCAATCCACTCTCGTAGCCATTCTTTTAGCGTATTCGGCTTACTCATCGGCGGCGTCCTTTATTTGTTCCCATTTATGTTGATGATCTTTAGTGGCTGGGCAAAATGTCGGGTCAGGCCCGCGGCAGCCCAAGTCTTTGAGGAGGGCGAAAAACAAGGCCTCTTTGAGCGTGTATCCACAAGTACGACAACTCGTCATTCAACCCTCCTTCCCCTGCGGATATGAATCCAAGGAAACATGGCGTCGAGCCAAACAAGCCAGCCGGGACGTAATAATAAAATCATTCTCCCTTCTTCCTGAAGTCGAAGTCGCGGATTTTGCTGATAAGTTTCAAGGATAATCCAATAGAATTAACCAGACTCACCAAGTCCTTGCCTTCTAATGGAATATTTTTTGCCGCTTCTTGCCACTCCCCCATATCCTCGACGAGGCGGCGGATGGCTTGTTCTACACGATGCAACTCTTCTCCCCACAAATAATTATCCCTATCGCGCTTCATCATGCGGTCGAAAGCCTCGTGGACAGTGTCTAGGATTTCCTCTTTTGTCGGCTCACTCATCGGCGCCCTCCTTGCCCGAATTGAAGTCGCGGATATTGAGAATTATTGCCTTCATTTGGTCATGGCTGAGGTTCTTTATTCCACAAGTTAATTGCAGTTCATCCATAAACTCGATGAGGCGGCGGATGGCGTCTATTTCTTCCCCGCATAAAGGGGCGTGATGTTTTATCAGATGCAAAATTTCTAGTATTGTTCTCGGCTCATTCATCGGCGGCCTCCTTTTTCCGACGCTTTACTTCTTTCTCCCGGCGCTTCATAAATGCCTTGAAGTCCGCAAGGTTCATCGCGGTGACCCCTTCAGGGTGTAAGCTATGCCATTCTTTTGCTATTGCTGTACGGCGAGTCATTCTCTCTGTTTCATTCATCGTCAGCCTCCTTTCCTAAACGGCGACTCTATTTCCAAAGCAACAGGCGGTTGTGTTTGGCCATGTACCCAGAGCCAAACCTTCTGCCCCAATAGAATGGCGAACCTTTCCTTGAATGATGGTTCCCAACAGGAAATCAGATGAATGTTATCAGAGAAAACAGAAAGGGAAGTACATTCTGAATCCGTCATATCTTTTGATTTTGTGAAAAGTTTGTTTGCCTGTTCAAACTTTATGGCCTTCATCGGCGTCCTCCTTCCTTCTCCGGCACTTCCTCGATGCGGATGCGGACTGGTTTTGCATCTTTCATTGTCAAATTATCCAGCAATCTCCTCTTGCTATAGGTGGCTGTTTCCGCAAGTAATTCACCATTCAATTTCCATTTGTAGCACCACCAAAATTCAGGCTTGCTCATCGACGGCCTCCTTTCTTCAGCCATCGGCATCTTTCTTGATCGCCCAAATCGGATCAGGACAGTCGCATTTGGCATAATGCTTGCCGCACTTCCGGCAGTAGCGATAGACAAAATTGCCCCCTAATGCCGACGCAGCCGATCTAAGCCTTTCTTGTAAGTCGGCGCACGTACATTCAGACAACTCTTTCTGGCATTTACAGCACCACATCTCAATCCTCCTCCGACACTTTCTCCGACAGCATTTCTTCAACATGGCGTCCTTTGCTTAAATATTCGTGTATCTCTTGATTGTATTTTACAAACCGATAGTTACAGCCGGTAACACAATGGGAATCTTTGCCCGGATTGCCCGGAGGAGCAACTTTGTCACGAAACAAATGAGAACAATAGTATTCATCCCCCCATTCGTCATACAAGCGTTCGGTCATTGATAAATAGCAGGGAATTTCAATGTTATGCGGAAAATTATTCCCACCCCTATAATGGGTAGTCTTGAAAATTTGCTGGGAAACGGGGTCGAGTTCATTGGCATAAAAGAAAAGCTGGTCTACATCATCCCTGGTGAGGATTAGGGATTTGTTTTTTCCCTTATAAAAAGATGCCGATATGGAAAACAATCCAGGGAACTCTGTTTGGCAAAAACGGATGAAATTATCAAACCTAAAAGCGTTCTGATGCGTAGCGCAGAAAGAAACCGAAACATGGCTTAATGCCTGGCAACATCTTTTTATATTTTCTACGACTCTATCAAAATGGTCGCCTCCCGTTAATTCGTTCCATCTATCGGCATGGCAATCATCCAAGGAGGTTTTAACCCGGAAAAGCGATTCAAGGGTTTTGTCTTGAGGCATAATCAATAGATTAGAATTCCAGGCAAAACGAGTATTGCCTTTTTGTCCTTGTATTTCCTTTTCCAACCAAGGAACCAGCGAAGGTTCACCCCCGGTAATGTGGACTACTCCTTGTGGGCCAGCCCTTTGAATTAGGCTCCTAAATAATTCCTGCGTCATTATCTGAGAATTCTTCTTCCTGTTCGAACAATATCGACAAGTCATATTACAAAGCGACGTGACGTGAGCTACTAATCGCACAACTTGCGGAATTCCCCCAATGCTTAAAGCACGCTTAGTTTCTTCGGCTCGTCTAGCAAGACGGTCCCAAAATATTTCCTCTGTTTCCTCAATCATCGTCACTCACCTTCCCGCTCGTCATTTCCGTCGCATGCCTCCCGCCGCCGTCCGTCCAGGTTGCCTCATGGCGGGAGCACCGCTCGTCCAGGGAAATGACGACGATGAACAGCGCGGCCAATACGAGGATGGCCCAGGCAAGGACGGATAAGAAGCGATTAGGTTTGGTCATCCTACTTCCGCAATTCAAAATACTTTTTGATAAATTCGACAGCCTTAGACTCTTTGCCGTCCAGGATTAATGCCCCATCAATAACCCCGATAGTGCAAATCACTTCGCCTTTTTCACGGAAAACAACGAATTCATGTGCGCTTTGACCGACGACAATCTCCCAATCTTCATCTACCTTTGATGGATCGAGGATGATATATGTCTTGCCTGCTTCCAGGGGATGATCTGATAGATGTGCCCAATCCACCATGATCACATCCCCTTCTTTCGGTGGTTCTTCGGGGACTTTCCAAACAAAGTCTACCATCGGCGGATTTTCCAAGAATTTTCTTTGTTCCTCTGCCCAGTAAGCTTTCTGCCGTGCCCGCGTTTCTATTGAAGTTACAATCATGGCGAATGCCAACCACGATGCGGCCAGCGGCCAAATGATCCAAGAGATACGCTCAAATTTCGTCATCTTCCTCCTCCTCTATTTCCTCCGGCTCTATCGCCCCGCATGAAACGCAGTACGGAACCGGATCGCGGGGGCTAAGGCTATAGAACGAGGCGCGCGGGACATACGCCTTGATCTCGGCGCGGCAGCAGGCGGAGAGGGTCATGGTTTCTCCTTCGGCAGTAGAGATTTTAGAAAGGCGAGTTCGGCCTTGGCCAAGCGGTGACAAGCAAGGCATATGATGTGGTATTTATTTATTGGAACATGATGCCAGTCGCGTTGATGTGCCACCCAATCGGCATAGGGGCTTTCATAACAATATTGTTTCCCCGTTTCAATGAACACAGGACAAAAAACACAATGCTTTTTCGCCCAATAAAACAGGGAACAAAGGGCACAATTATATACCCCCTGATCCACTCCTGTTCCCGCAATAATGTCTTCCCATTTGCGGATACTGCCCTTGAGTGCCTTGAGTGTTTTAGCGTTCATTGTCTCTCCTTTAATTCCTCCCAAAATTCTCTATCTCGATCCGCTTGGTCATGGGAATAACTCCCCCTGTTGCGCGTCAATCAATTCGGGATGGGCCTGGGCGACACGTTGCCAGCGCTCGAATAATGGGATAGCCTTAGCTTTGAGATACAAACGGTACTCCTCAAGCTCGGCCCGGCTCTCCGGCCAGAACAAACCCCGTGATGAGGAGACTATGGGAAGCTCGGCGTAAATCTCTCTTAAGTCTCGATCAGAAAGGCCATAGCCAAGGCTATGCAAATAATTCAATAAGTCCTCCCGCGTGATCGCGTTGGCCCGGCCCCGGTGGTGGGCGCGGAGGATGGAGAGGATGAAATCAGAAAGGGACAATTTCGTCCTCCCCCGGTTCCCGCTCTCCTCCCGCCTCTGCCTTATAATCGTGGACCGGCTTTGCCCTGCGTCGCAACCGTTTCGCCCGATCCTTCCTGGCCTCCTCTTGCACAATCTCGCCGGCCAATATCCACGCCGACTTGCGCCGGCGGCCCTCGGGACATTCGCAGAAAACGGCGGTATTGTCCTTAAGGTACATACCCTCACCATGGCATTCACAGACGGGGTTCATGTTTTCCGCCCATTAAAAATAACTATCATGCTCGGGAATGGAGCGCATCCAAATGTGCCATCCGGTCTTGTGAATTTTAATCGTCCCCGGATAAATCGGATTTCTGGGGCATTAGGCAAAATAAGATCATGAAACCACTTTGTATCTGTCCTTACCGGAAGCAGGAAAATAACTGTCTTACCTTGCTTGTATTCAATGATTCCTTTTTCGATCCATTCGCCGACAGCGCGGCCATAAGGCGGGTTGCAATATGTCGATGTTCCCCACGGCCTATCTAATCCAAAAAGACCGCCCGAGGGACAGGGATCGTCATTGAAATGAAATTCTGCCTTTAATTGATAATAGAGAAAGCCTGGGGTATTCCAATGGGAGGACAGAGAAGAAAACAATACTTTGTTCATGGCCTAAAGCCTCGCCTCGTATTTAAAATCTTTGTACGTCTTAGAAAGGAACATCTCCGTCCTCCTCCGTCTCCGGCATCCTCTCCGACACCTGGGCCATCGTTTCTTCGAGTATCCGCTTCAACGACCCGGGCACAAGGATCTTCTTCTCCTCCCGTCGTTTTTCCTCAAGCTCCTCTCGCCGTCGCTTAATTTCCTCGATCTGCTTTCGCTTGTCTGCGCACCACGCCTCATGCTCGACCGCGTTTGCCTCCCAGAAACCCAGGGCGTTTTTTTCCTGAAGCCCGCGGACCGGACCCGCGCTCTGCGGCAATCTCGCGAGGTTCATCTGGATCTTTTCATCTCGCTTCTTCTTCTCCCAGTTTGAGTATGCCGGTTCGACATTCCAAGAAGCCTTCTTCAACCGGCCCTTCTCGCAAGAGCAAAATCGGGCGACTAACTCGTCCAAAAATAACCCTAAATTTCCGCATTTCTGGCAGAAGTCAAGGGCCGAATAATCCGGCGGTGCGCCTTCCCTTTCCGGCTCGTACACCTCATCCATACCTTCTTCTTTCATGTCTATAACGGCTGACTCAATCGTGGCCACCGAAGGGAATGGTTCCGAGGGAAACGGCTTGAAGGAAGACGCAACGAAGTCCACGGCCTTCTCAAACACCTCGTCTTCCACATAATGCAGGGCCCGCCAATACTCGGCCAGAACTCCGGCCTCGAGTTTCCGCCGAAACAACGCCTCCATCCTTCCGATCTGTTCCTTGAATACCATCTCTCTCATTTCAGCGTCTCTTTCTTTTTGATCAACTCGCTGAATTCTTTCCATTCCTCATCTGTCCGCTTCGGGGTTCCGTCTTTTGTTCCCCCTCTGTCCTGCACCCGCGAAAGCCAGTTTGTGATGAACCGCCGCCAATTCGACTTCTTTCCCTTCTGTCTGTTCGAGATTATCCATTCTCTCATCCGGGCGAGTTCTATCTTGATGTCACAGACCGGATATGCTTCCTTCCATCTGATTAGATCATCTTCTGTTATTCCTTCCCATTTAAGAGAAGAGAATATAAAAGAAATATGAGGCAGAAGCAGAGATGTCACGCCTTTTTGTGACACGTCACGCTTGTCACAGATTTTTTCTCTGTGCCTTCTTTGACGAATAGCATCGGGACTATCAGAGTAAAGAAATCTTCTATAGTGTTGATAATTCAATAACTTCCATCCATGTTTAACCCTCTCGATTCGACGCCCTTCTCTCTTGCTGTTCCGTGATTGCGGGTCGGGTCCTAAAAATTTATCAAAAGCTCGCGTGACAATTTCAATTGGTATGTGACAAACATTAGCTAAATAAGCAGGTGAAATTCTGGCGATTCCATCCGCCTCACATGAAGCCATTAGGGCAATCCAAATTTTGAATGTATCGGAGTCTTCAGCCATGATAGATGATTGTAGAATCCCCTCATCCAGTTTCGTAAATCCCATCAATTTCTCCCGATATGAAGACCCCGCCCCCTCCAGCGGACCAGTGCTTTGGATATCTGCTTGCGCAGACAGGAGGGGGCTAAGGGTTTTATTTCGTCTCGCATTGTCTGGTCCGCATGCCATGAATTTACCCCATCACTCCTGCGTTGTCAAGGATGATTTAATAAAAAAACGGGGCCAGGCTCGTTGAAAGGAGGGTGGGGGGAATACCCAAAGAAAAGACCGGCCCGGCCCCGCATGTTCAAACTCTCCGCTCCCGTCTTCCCCGAGCCGCAATCTCCCCGACCCGCGTTCCCGGATCGGCCAGGTCGTGGAGATCCCCGCAGCCCAGGCACTTCATCCACTGCGCGTCTATGGCCGAGTGCCAAACGAATAGGCCGCCACACTTTCCACAGAAAATCATAAGGTCGCGGTTAGGATGTTCGGCTGACGACTGTTTCATCGAAGTACGTCTCAATTCCCGGGATGGCCATCTTCTCCCGCTGAATCCGGAAGATCTGCTCTACGCGGGCGCGGTCAAGCGCCAGGAATTCTCGGGGGACGGCGCCGAGGTCAACGACCCGCCACTTGGTCTCCTTGCGAAGGAATGTGCCTTGGGCCTTGATGGGATCAGGGATGATAGTCTTCGGCGTCTCGATGGCGACGGCCTCTTCGAAATGCTTCTCGGCTTCTACGGTCTTCCCCGCGTTCTCGGCGTCGATCGCCGCCTGCATTGCGGCCAGCCGCTTGCGCTCAGCCTCGGCAGCCTCCCGCCGGGCCTTGTCTAAGGCCTCCTGGCGAATTCGGGCCTGTTCGGCCAGCCATGCCCCGAGTTTCGGCTTGATAATTTTCTCTGCTTCGAGCAAGGGATTAAGATAGCGGGCACGTTGGGCCAGCGCCATGTCGTGGGCTTTGTTCGTGGCGTCCACGGTCGGATCAAAGGCTTCGTGGACTAACTTCTGCATCTGCTTATCCGCGGCCTGAAGGTCATTCGCCGCCCGGAATGTCGCATCGTTTGTGATCACCAGGGTGCGTGCCTTCTCCGGAAAGGACAGGGCGGTCTCGATGACTACCAAATTGCTGTTGACAATTTCGTTTGCCATTATCTCCTCCTTAGAACGGGATCTCGCCGTCTCCGGCCTGCTTCTCGATGGCCTGCTTCTTGAGCTTGAAGAACTCGATGGCCTTATCGATCTCGGCCTTTGTCTTGAGCTCGGTAATCCGCTCAGCCTGTTCCTTCATGATTTTTCCGCCGAGATCCTGATAGCCCTTGAGCAGCGCTTCGAGGTCGTGGCCCGCCTTCACGAGCTCCGCCTTCTCGAAGGCCTCCTTTTCCTTGGCCTTCTTTTTCTCCTCGTCTTCTTTCGCTTTGGCCACATCCTTCGGTTTTGCTTCCAGCGCCGGCTTCGCCTCTTCGGTCTCGTCTTCGGGCTTGAAGCCGTTCGGGGGATAGAAGAGGTCGTCCTTGTCCTCGTCCGGGGGAGGCAGCAAAATCATCTCCGGTTTGACTTGCGCAGATTGCTGGAGTTGACGTAGAGTCATCTTTTCGTCCAGGTCGATCTTCATTGTGTAGTGCGTGGATTTCTTGGGCTTTCCCCCTTCCGCCTCGATGCGCTGTATTTCCATCTTTTGCCGCTTGAGAATCAAGGGGATCATGCGCACACGTCCGGCGATGGCGCGTATCATATCAAGGCCGGAATTCAGATCGATGATGGAATTTTTGGAGCTTGTCGTGATTTGGTAAATTCCGAATCCTTGGACGTCCGGCATGAGAAAGCAGAAAATCCCTATCTGCTTACAGTCCCCCGACTTGAGATAATCGCAGGGACAGGGAATTTCCTTGAGGCCCCCTTCGTCAGCCCAGCAAAAGGCTTTTTCTCCATCCCCCTTGCACTGAAGCAGGTTTGTCGTATAACGCTTGTAGTATTGGGGAAAAAAGCGCTCAGATTCTTCGACGGGAATCATGATCTTCAACTCTGTTGGCTTCTCTCCGAAGACTGCCTGAACCTCCGGGGGACAGACGAAATACTCAACCTCAGTAGGGTAGGGCGCGCAGGGCGTCCCGTCCTTCTTTACGGCCTTCTTCACGCCGAGATGGATTTTCCCAAGTCGCGGCATACGCCTGGCTTCTGAAATTCCCTTAATCATCTTTGCCTCCTTTGATTCTCAAAACATCTACGAAGGTCGTAATCTTGGCTTGCTCCAGAACGCCTGCGTCGATCATCCCGTCCTTGATGGCCGCCTGTATTTTTTTGAGGTCGGGTTTCGCAATGAGCAGCCATTTGTCACCGACTTGCTCCAGCAGATAATCCTCATCGAGGATCGATCTTTTCATGGTCCCGTGGATGATCGTCTGGCCATTAGCGCTTATCTGCTCAAGTCCCGTCGCCTTGAAGTACCGCATAAGCACGGCGCGAAGCCGGTCGACTTCATCCTCGACTTTCTTTTCCTCCACCTTGAGCTCGATGTACCGGGCCGCCGCGCTCTCGACGAGCTCTTGTTCTGGTTTCTCAACCGTCTCATCGGCAACGAAAACCGGCGCTTCCGGCCTGGGTATGCCCTCCCAGCAGATCGAGTCCGCATATCTGCAATAGGTGCACTTGATCGAGTCCCGCTCGAAGGGCCGTATGGGGCACTCACCGGCCAGGATGGCTTTGTCGAGCGCCGTGAACCGCGCCTTGATAACCGCCACGCGCTCAGCGTCGTAGTCCACGCGCCAGCCGCAGAGAGGCAGGGGGTCGGCTATCATCGCCCGATCGGCATAGAGTATGAATCCGTAGTTGAGGACTTCGGACTGCCGGATGCTCTTGGCCGAGCTTTCCTTGAGCCGATCGATGTACCAGAGGAGTTGATCGATTTCGTCCTGGGTTGGCTCCTCTCCGCCGAAGTTGTAGGGATTCTTGGTCTTTATCTCGACAACGGCTATCCCCTTCTCCGTCTCGATGAAGCGATAGACGGCTGCGATGAAGTCGAGGCGGCCCGTTGCTTTGTGTGCCCAATCTTCAACGCCCATTTCGATATCGCGTCCCGCCTCAAGCATCCCCCTCCGCCGGGCCCTGTCCTGGAGGTCATCATGGAGGAGATTGCCGGCGCTGAACATCATGAGCGTCTTGGCCGTGATGGGCCGCTTTTTCTCCGGGCAGGTGAAGTTGTAAAACGTGGCTCGATCACAAGCCCCGACATCACTTATGTAGAAATTGCCGCGTTTTTGATGATCTCGTTGGCCGGACCGGATTTTGAAATCATTCAGATAACTCTCAGTGATTTCCTGGATGAGGAAATGGTCGCTGTTCAATTTCTCGATCATTGGAACCTCTCCCCCGCCTTGGCCTGCGAATCGAACGTGATCGCATCCTGGCCTGGCCGGTCCAGGTCCGCCGTCGCCTTGCGGATGGCGGCCTTGATAATATCTACCAGGTCCCCTTCTTCAAATTGCCGTCCGCTCCGAATTCCCTGAAGATATCTTTCCGTGCGGATACAGGCTTCCAATAGCGCCGGCGCCGCCGCAATCAGCAGGCTCTCGTGTTTCAGTCCCCGCGCTTCCCCCGAAGACGGGGACGCTTCTGTTTTGCTCATGCTATCCCCGCCAATCTCCGATTGCGTGCCCTTCTCCGCTCCCGCTTTTCCTCAGCTAATTGGAGCATGAGTTCTTTTCCACCCGGGCTGAGATTCCGGGGGTTATCCTTGACGAAAAGCCAGCGTGCCAGGCCGCCCCTTTTCTCCGGCAAGGAAATAACTGGACCCGCCGGCTTGGCCGGGAAAGCATGGGATTCGGTGGGCCTTCTATTTTTGTGCCTGAAGGCCGCAGCGACTTTCCCAAACAAACCCTTGAATGGAAATCTAATGGTGCTCATGCTATCCTCACTCAGTCATGGTCAAAATAATGGATAAATCGCCGAGCATCATTAGGCCTTCGACATAACCCGTGTTCGGATCGATTCGGAGTTGAGCTAATTCAAGATATTTTTTGGCCAGCTCTCCGCTGTATTTTCCCTGCAAACGTGTTTCGCTGTTAGAAAATGTCAGGGAATATCCAGCATCGATCAGGTCTTGAATCTCACCATAAACCTCACAGAATCTTTGTACGTTGATAATTTTCATTTCTCCCCCGTTTCAAACAATTCCCCTTGCCCCGCTGAAAGGTTGAGGAGGGCGTTGCCGCCCCCCTCGTTTCCAGCGCCTGAAAGATTCATCTTGGATGTACCTCGATGGCACCTCCTTACTTTCATATGGATTTCAAGTCCGATATCGCCGGCCTGAGTATTGCAAGTCAGGCAATGACCGCGTCTGAAGAGCTGTTCATAACCGCAGCGCGGACAATAGGAGCGGTGGAGGCTAATCATATTCCGCCAATATGGGAGATCCCGCCTCGGCCAGCTCGGGAAAGCTTTGGTTATTACCTTGCGGCAATAGGCCGAGGCTAAGGATCATTTGCTCATTTGATTTGGTCATGATGCTTTCCCGAGCGCTTCATTCTGCTTACTAATTTATACCGATTTTCAGAAAAGTCAAGCTTTTTTTGCATTTATTTTCAGGCCCCAGGAAGCGTTTTCGTGAAATTTGTTTCCCCGAGAGGGCCGATTTCAGCCTAGTCCCCTAAGCGATCTCCATCTAAAATGGCCTCATTTGGGCCAAAACAGGCCACCTAGGGGCCTCGGGGCTTGATTCCGAGAACTATCTTCCCGCCCGGACGCTGAGATAGGTTCCGATAACCTCCCCAGTAACGCATCCATTGGCCTGGATCATCCCTTGAAATATTTGCGGATTAAATAGCGGATGAGAAAAATCCCGGCAATGATGGCGATGATGGCTCCGGTAATAAATCCAAGAATCATTCGAGTCTCCTTTTCCAAAACTGCCACCATCGTTTTTGCTTTGGCCTCGGTTGCATCGAACATATCGAGGCATTAAGAAGAAGAAGTAGCATAATTGGATTCATGTTTTTTCCTCCCTTCCCAGTATTCATCCCATGTCGGATGCTTGATACCAAGTTCGTCGAGGATGCCACAAAGAAAATGCACCCTTTCCCTTAGCCACCAGCGCCCGGGGATTTTCCCGGCGGTATTCAATAGCCAGTCGCCGCTTACTTCACTCGGCTTGCTCATTGATGGCCTCCTTTTAATTCTTTCCCAACAGCCAACGAAATAACTTTGCTATAATCGAATTCTTTCCGACCCACCAATTCCACCAAGGTTGCTTTTCCGGATCAGGCGGCGGTGGCGGACCGGGGGGAGGCGGTTCCGGCGGCGCTGGCGGGATAAGCTCAACCCAATCATCCGGGTACTTCCCGTAATTCTCCGGCCAAATACCGAACTTGGCCTTGTATAGCTCGCTTACTGCCATGATAGGTAAAGCACCGCAAGCATCGTTATTCCAGACCTTACTAATAAACTCAAAGGCAAACTTGGGTTGGCCCGTACTTAATGTGAACTTGGGATGTAGGCCTGCACTGACATAATTCAGGACATACTTGACCGCGCCCATAAACTGGAACGAAGCTGGGCGGACTTGATCTTGGTAGAAGTCGCATAGGCTTGCCCCATTCCTTATCCCATCGACAGAAAAGAAGGTGCACATACGATGCCTAGCCCACCATTCAACGGCTTGAATCAGGTTTTCGCTATTCTCATCTCGGATTCCATGTACCTGCTTGTAGATGGCGAAGGACGTATCGTCTCCCCACTTCTTTGAGGCTTCCTGTTTATGATCCACGATGAGGTCAGGCCCGGCATTGAATGAGTACGATGGGCCATAGGAGAAGGGGATTTTTCCAACCTTGTCAAATTCCGGGATGATGACATTTTTGAACAAGGCCGTAGATTCATCCTTGTTCAGTTCATTCCCCGACCCAAAGTCTACGTAATCCAGATCACCAAGTTGAGCGAAGAAAGCACGGCAAAGCCTCCTGGCCTTATCATAATTCACAGGCTCATACATCCATTTTTCGGAACAATTATCGAAAAGCTCGACAACTATCCTTGCACCTTGTCCTGCGGATGGCTCCTGACATGGATTGTGTAGGGTAGCAAGATATTCTTTCAGAATGGGAAAATATTCCGGATCTTCCCAATCAAACTCTTTCTCAATGGCCCAAGGAGCATGGCGCAGGACGCGGAAGCAGTTAGCGCCGGCATTTAAAAAACGCCTACTTCTATTGAAGGCTTTGACCTTATCGAGAATGACAATCCCGTCAACGACCTTTAGGACCCCCCAGGGTGAAGTGGAAAAATCTGCCAATGGACTTTGAAGGAGCAATATTTTATCTTTCATGTTAATTCAATAACCTCCATTCCCCGTTTGACCCGGCCCCTATCGTCACCGTTTCCGCCGCTGCCTCGCATCTGAACTGCATCTGCACTGCCCCGGCGTTCACCCCGTTTATGAGCATGCCCTCAATGATCGTGAATTTATTGGCGGTGAGCTGTGAGGGATTGGAGGTCGGGGTTGAAAAACCGGAAACCTCCTCATGGGTCAACGTCGGTCCGATGGCGAAAAACTCTATCCTGAACCTGAACTTGGTGGGGCTTGCCGGTCCGGTGAACTGATACCAGAGTCCGCAGGCAGCCGCCGTTGAGGATGCTTCAAGGACAAACCTGAATTTGTAAGTCTTGCCGGCCAGTGCGTTGAAGGTCAGGCCGGTCACATTGGCCATCGTCTGCGTGCTGTTCGCAACATCGGACGCAACCCGCATCGTCCCCGACTTGGCAATCCCGGGTGCTACGTTCGGCCAGATGTCGTGGACCGTCCGCCAGTCTTCCTTCAGGTGATTGTCGAGCGCCGTTTGCTTTGCCGCTTCATCAGCCATTACACGATCTCCGCCACGAAGTGAGTCTTTGCCGCCGCCGGCGATTTGGTGATGGCCAGAATTCTAAGATCTAGCTCCGAGGCCGCCCCCGCCGCGCTGAAGAAACGATCCCGGGAGTATTTGATGACGTCCCCCGGCATAACGCCCAGGAGCAGGAGGGAAACTTCATCCTCAATTATTTCCTTGCCCAGGTCGTCGATCAGTGAATTGATGAGCGCCTGCGCGTCGCTTGCCGTAGTCAGGAAGGTACAAAGCGGAAGCTCCTTGGCCGTCCGGTGTTTCCATCCTGCCTCGTTGAGTACGACGCTTAGATATGAATAATTCCCCGTCTGCGGATTCTGGTCATAATAGACAGTCACTTTTTGGAAAATGTCGTCGAAGCGCTTATCCTGCCGGTGTGAGAAGATGTGATGATTGCGGACATACCGCGCCGACTCCGATGCCGCCGTCGCCTTGGGCCTGATCCCTATCCGGCCCTCGGCGTCCTGGAAGCTATAGGCTTGGATTGTCTGCTCGAGCTGTCGGATGGCGTCGCCCGAGCTTATGTCCTGGTAGAGCGGAACGCTGATGGCCGTCGTTTTCACCGTCTTCGTGTAATAGAGCCAATCAAGGTTGAGCTCTGAGTCTGCGAGCCCAAGGAAATTATTGCACATATATTTGAAAATATCCGCGCCGTTGGTCAGCGCTTCATCCGCCGAGTTGACCGCGCCCGTAAACTCAACGAGGAGAAAGTCCGAGTCCTCCCACGGGTAAGCGCGGGCCAGGGTTATCACCCCGTTCTGATAGTCGATATAGAAATCGGTGTCCACCGTAAGCGTCACTTCGCCCCGCTTCGAGACCGATGTAACACTCTTTATCCGCCCGTCATGGAGCTTGAATCTTTTGGCAACAGTATCGATGCAGACGGGGACCGTATTCGCCTTTGTCCCGAAATAGAACGGAACCTTGGTGTCCTTCTGGGCGCTCTCGATGAGGTTGGGGTACGTCTCAATCGAGTACGAGTTGAGCGGCAGGCTCCGTTCGCAGCCCTCCCGCAAATCCCGAAGGTCGAGGCCGAAACTGCTATCGTCAATTCCACGGTCCTTGACGATGCCGGTATAGATCGTTTCAAACTGCGCGTAGCTGAAGTCAATCCCCCCGGCCTTTAATATGAGCCGGGCGTTCTCCCAAACGTAGAGTGCGTAGCGCCTGTCGAAATACCATTCGTCTCCGACCTTGCCGTTGATGAATGATACCCGGCCCGATGAGACCATGTAAGTCGATTCAAAGTAACGACTTATCTCATGGGTTATGTCCGGGATTCCATCGCGCTTGAGAAGGCCCAAGTAATTATTACCGTTATATATAGCCGGATCAGCCGCCGTCTTGTAGTCGCTGAAGTAGAGCCAAAACCCGGCCAGGATTTGAAAGTCAACCGGGTCATCGCCCGTCGAGCTGTGCACATAGAGTATCCGATTCCAGTAGTCGAAATAGAACGTCGAGGCAGTCGCTTCTACCTCTGTGATGGATGACTTCTCCACATAGGCTTCGCCGTTCTCATGGACTGTCGTAACGTCTATGCCGCGCTCCTGGATCGTTACTTCATAGGTATAGGTCTGTGCATCGGTAAGGATAAACCCAGCCACTTCCATCTTGGGGTTTATTTCGCAGAGATAGATGAGTTCCGGTATCGGAGTGCGCAGGAGCGTTTCAAAGAGCGTCTCCGCATGTTGGGCGAGAGTATAGTCGTCATCCGCCGCCGTATAGGAGGAGTTCCCGGCGGCATTGTAGGCCCTAATCTTGAACCAGTAATGCGTCGAAGGGGTCAGGTCAAAGACCTTGAACCGCGCAAGCCCGGCGCCTATGACGCAGATTTCGGTGTAATCCGCCCCGTTCAAGGACTTCTCAATCTTGTATCCTGTCTCCGTCGTTGTCGGCGTCCAGGCCAGGACCATATAATCGGCGTCTATCTCTGAGATGGAGAATCCCGTCGGAGCCGCCGGTTCGCTGATCGTCGTTGCCTCGGCCTCGTTGGAATAATCCGAGTAGGCCGCGCCCTGCTTGGCGCGCACGCGATAGCTGTAGGAAAGGCCCTTGGTCAGCCCGCTGTCCCGGTAGAACGTCGCATTGGGGGGGATGGTAGCGACCTCGGCATAGGAACCCGCCGGCAGTTCCTTCCGCTCCAGGCGGTGATCGTCCTCCTCATCGGAGTTGTCCTGGAACGTGAGTTCAATCTTCGTATCGGAGAATGGCGTCGCCACGAGATTCGAGGGTGTCGCTATCCCGGCGAACGTCACCGTGTTGGCCGTGTTCGAGTAGAGCGAATTGCCGTCGCCGTTATAGGCCCGGACCTTGTACCAATACTGGGTGTTGGAGGAGCGGCCCGTGCGAAGATATGTTTTGACGTTTGCACCGACCGTGGCAATTTGAGAAAATCCCGAACTCGGGCCGGTCGAACTTTCCTCGATCTTGAATCCCGTTTCGTTGTTGGAGTTGTCCTGCCAATTCAACCGGATTGTCGAGGAGCTCTCCGCCTGGGCCGTAAGCGCAGTCGGCTTGGAAGGGGGGTTGGTCATGTAAACCGTCGCCTCGTTCGAGAAGGCGCTTGAAACGAGGGCATTATACGCCTTGACTTTGAACGTATAAGTTGCCCCCGGGGTGAGGCCGTCCTTCTGGTATTCGGTGACATTCGGCCCGACCGTCACCATGTAAATGCCGTTCTTGTAAATCTTGTATCCGCTCTCGGCCTGGGAGTTGTCCTCCCACTCTATGAGCGCCGAGTCCGAGTCAACGCAGGTCGCATCACAGCCGGTCGGCTTGGCGAGCCAGGTCGTGGCCGAGGCGGTATTTGAATAATTGGTATATCCTTCATTTGGCGGCGTATCCCGATATCCCCGGACGCGAAAATCATAGGATGTTCCGTCCACAAGCCCGGTGCTCTGATAGCTCGTGGGCGTCCCCGGGAGGTTGGCGATTTCATTCCAGGACCCGCCGGAGACCCGCCTCTCTACGTGGACCTCATCGTATAAGGGACTCCCGTTTGTCCAGGCAAGATTAATTTTTCCGGTATCAACCGCGGCGGCGGTAAGCGCGGTCGGGGCGGCTAACGCCATCTATAATTTCTCCCGCAAATTAAGGCTCCAAGACCAGCTACCATGATTGTCCAACACCGGCTGTATGAGTTCGGTATTTTTAACGAAATATGATTGATTGCTCGGAGAGTCAGAATCGAGACAGACGACAAAACCGTAGGATATCCCAACCTCCTCAAAAAACAGAATTATGCCGTCAGCATCGACGTCGAGAAGGCCATTGTAAGGCAGTGTCCATATTTTTCGCCGGGGACGGGGTTGCCCATATTCGACAAGCGAATGGCCCTCCTCAACCCAGGAGCTATCATCCTTCCCCCTTACATACGATCGCGCGACAGACCGGCTTAGCTCCCAATACGTACCCATGACCACGGGGCCGATATGGATATAAGAATTCGGATTCGTCGGGTCCTCAACCTGAATTTGGACATAGCGCTTGGTGCTTGAGGAGCCGAAGAAATAAAACAGATTTGTCGGGTTATGAGTGATCGTCACTTCCACAAGATTCACGGTAAAGGCGTCATCGTCCGCCCCGCGCCATTTGATTGTTGCTGAGGCGGAAATATTGTGATTGAGAAGGACCAGGCAATTCACCGTCTGGGCAGTCAGAAGATCATTTGTGATGAAGGCCCGCGGATAGTGGATTCGGCGGTAGTCGCCATCATACGTCAACGCCCCCGTGTCATCCGCCGCGTCCGAGAACCCGCAGAGGCCGGAAATATCGACGGCCTTGTTGGTGCCCGTGTTCCATCGGATCGTGAAATTCGATCCGGCGGAGATGGTAAACAGCGCGTTGGTTTCGCTGTAGACGCAGGCATAGGTCAGCGCCTTCCCCGGGGCAGCATTCATGGCCGCCGCAACCGCCGTGGCCAGGGTCGTCCCGTTGTAGCCCCCCGTGGCCACCGTCCCCGTCAACTCCGCCCCGCCCTCGTCGAAATTTATGTATTTGTTGCTGTCGGTCACGACAAAAAGCCCGTTGCCCGAGAGAGTGCCATGGCGCGTCCGCCAGAACTGGCTCGGCGTATCTCCCTGAGTATCGGTCGACGGATATTGCGGGTGTTCGCAGCACTCGCCCAGGATGGTGCCCTTGCGCCAGAGATTCGAGAAAATTAGCCGTGTGTTGGTCATATTGCATACGCCTTTATTCGCTTGAGGCCGATGGCCCGGTTTACGGTCTTGATTATTTTTGTCTCGATTTTCTCATCGCCTATGTAATTATTGAGTTCCAGGTGGAATTCGATCATTCCCTCGGTCGACTGTTTTCCCCCGGGCGAGACCTGGACTCTTTCGGTTCCCCTTTCCCCCGCCATGAATAAGGTTGGGCGATTGACCACCGTATTGATCCCATGCTGACCGAACTGGATGTCTTTTAAGCCGGCGGTATAGTCGGCAATTTTCTTAAGATGGTCATTCATGGAATGGAAAACGCCCGTATGCGCCCAGGTCGATTTCTTTATCTCATCCACGTTGGCAAGAACCCAATCGAGGGAATGCATGATATCGAATGCTCTATCCCGTATCTCGTGAATCCAATTTCCCTCGGTCTTTCCGAGTCCCCCGCCTCCGGTTATAATCCCGGCCAGGAACGCACCCACAGCCGCGCCCAGCCCCGTCCACAGGCCGCTCACTACCCCCGAAGCCGATTGCGTAATTGAGGTGACTGCTTTCGTTGCATTCTGCGCAGCCCCCGACATCGTATCGACGGCAGCCTTGCCTATGTCCAGGAACCAGCTCTTGAATTTTTTGAGAACTTCCCCCGCGACCATCTCCCCTATCATGGTAAAGAAGGCATCCTTAATCGTTCCGAATAGCGCCTTGAAATCCAACTCAAGCCCTTCATTCCCAAGTTTAATACCGGATACGAAGTCGCCGAATCCGCGGGCGATATCGTTGTAGAGCCCGTCGAAATAGCCGCTCGTTTTCTCCGTAGTCGTTTTGGCGTCCGCCGCCAGGCTCTCAAGAAATGGAACATGAATTCCCCGCAACCCCAACATGGCACGTAAGATTTCATTGGCGAAGATAATCACGTCTTCTTTGGTTTTCCAAATGTCCTTCGCCAGGGTCGCAAAGCTTCCCTGTATGAGCGAATTTGCGTCAACTATGCCGCCTTTAACCAGGGTCCAGGTTCTCTCCATCAACCGACTACGGTCAATGAACTGAGGAATCATCGTTTCCGAAATTGGGAGGAAATTAATGACATAGGATTTCCAAAGAGCCACCACCAAGGCATCGATTTTCCCGTAGTTAGTCCCTAATGCGACACCGGTTTCAGCAAGTTCCGTTTTAATTGTCTCCGTAAGCGTCGGAATAAAGCTATTTAACTTCTCAAGCTCTTCCTTCTGATCCTTCGCCGCGATCAGCGCTTTTGAATGCCCGCTGGTCAGCTCCTCAAGGAATTTTTTTAGCGCCTCGCCTTCCTTTCCCTCGGCTATCGCCTTATATGTTTCAAGCGTATTCTGGCCGTACTTATCCCAAATCGCCCGAAGATCATCAACTCTCGCGACCGAGGCCCGGACCGCCGCATCCTCGAAATCCGACCAGTATCCGATGGCCTTGGTTAGCTTGCCGTAGACCGCCAGTTCCTCCGATATCCTCTCGCCGGGCCTGATCTCTTCGAGCAATTTATAGGCGCCATAGGCAATCATGATGGCCGCGCCCAGGCCGCCGAAACTCGTAGTCAACGATTTAATCCCGAGAATCAACCGGGGGAGCATGGTCAGAAAAAGCCCGAGTCCGGTTAGAAGCAATCCCAGCTTGAGTCCGCTTTCGGTGAGCCATTTCACGAGCGCTGGGTGTTCGGCAACCCACTCGCGGACGTTGATGACGACAGCTTTTGCCTTGATGATGAATTCCATCGCCATCGGCATAAGCTGCATGGCAAGCTCACGAGCCACCCCACTAAGTCCGGCTTGGAGTTCTTTGAGCCGGTCATTAAAGTCTTCGCATCCTTCTGCGGCCTCTTTTGAAAAGACTTGCCCGAGTCGTTCCGCCTCTTTATATTGCTTCTGAAGTTCGGTAGAGCTCTGATTAAGAAACGGAATTAATTCGGTTCCGAGTCTTTCTCCGAATAATTTTCCGGCCAGGGCGGTTTTTAGTACGCCATCTTCCATCCGTGAAAATTTATCCGCCACATCAAGCAATACATTATCCAATGGCCTGAGCTTTCCTTCGGAATCCGCTACGGAGATTCCAAGCGCATCAAAGGCTATCTTTGCTTCTCCGGTTCCCATGCTGGTATCCAGCATATTGCCGGCCAAAGTCTTTAATCCCCGAGCCAATCCTCCGACTGAAGAACCGGCAAGTTCGGCTGATAGTTTATAACCTGAAAGGATTTCGGTCGAAATGCCAGTTTTCTGTGAGAGCTTGGCTATTTCATCACCGGCATCTGCGGTAGATTTGAGGATTGCGCCGAATGCGCCGACGATTGCACCCCCGACAATGGTGAGCTTTCGGCCGGCAACATCAAAGCTTTTTCCGATCGATGAGGCGACGCCGCCCAGTGTCCGTTCATCCTTCTCGACCTCCCGAACGGACGAATTCCATCCGGTCTTGTCGAGCAGTAATTTCCCGACGATCGACCCGGCGACAAAAGCTCCCATCTCAGCCATCATTTCCTCCGCTTCTTGGCCTTTTCTCTTTTCGCCCTTGCCATCCGCTCTATCCGCCCGATTTCCTCTTCATGTTCAATCTCATACATATCCGTCTCAAGTTTCGTAATGCGGTTTTTCATATCCCGCTCGATCATGTTGGGCAAAAGCGCAGCATCATATCTCTCACTTCGGCGAATGAGCATCTGCCGTTTTGCCTCCTTCAGCCAGAACTTCAGATCCCGGACATCGAGGGCGAGGATGTCCGAAAGCGTAAAAAGTCCCGGAAAAGCACTGGCGATCAGGGCTGCTTGGCTTCCCCGGGATTCGACAAGTTTTTTTCGGCTGTCTCCGGGTTCAGGATGGCGCGGACGACAAACCGGACCAACTCCCCGACCTGGCAAAGGTCAAGCTTGGAGAATGCTTCGCTCGGGCCGAAAAAGACCTCGAGCCTCTTGTAGGCGGCATCAAGATTCCCCTCCCCTATTGCCCTGTCGAGCTCCTCTATTTCCCGGAGCTTTTCACGCGTGATGCGCCGTAGCGTGAATTTCTGGCCGTCGATCTCAACTTCTATCGGCTCATAGAGCGATGTCGCCGTGTCGATTTTCAGCTTCGGCATGGCTGATTATAACCCGTACTCGGTCGAACCGGACGGCATGCCGAGCGTGCCGAATTCACCCACCTGGCCGCTTTCCTGGGAGACGAAAATCTTGAACGTGACGGGGAAGACGCGCTGCGTGGACTTGTCGAAGGTCAGCTCCCAACCGGCGACGGGGAAGCATTTGAAGATTTGCACCCATTCGGCCGGGTCGTCCGAAGTCTGGGGAACACCGTCCACGTCTCCGCAGATGGGCTTGATCACAACCGACTTGGCGAGGTCGTACATCTCGCAGGACATCTGATTCCGCATTTTGATGTACTCATGCGGGGGGGCACCCTCGATTCCGCCGGCGTTCAGGATTTCGTTGAGCTGTTCGAGCGTCGAGCGCGTCATCCTGATCTCCAGCGTTGCGACGGTACCGATCATGACGGCATCGACCGGGGCGTCGCCGTACCGTTCCTCGAAAATGTCCTGAACGTGGGTTTCGCCTTTGTAGACCGTTGCGCCGAGCATCGGCCCGAGGTCAATGGCGCCTGATTCGCCATAGCCCCAGACCACTTCGCAGGGCCCAATATCATGTATGGGCAGACTCATGATAAAACCTCCTATTGAAATTGAAGTCCTGGCATGGTAAAATATAACTATGCCAGGTACTTATAAACGAACTGAAGAGATTAAGAAAAAAATGAAACGGGCCAGTTTGAAATATTATGCTTCGGGATGGCCCGGAGCTTTTAAAGGAAAACATCATACTCCAGAAACGAAAGAAAAATTGCGTCAGGTTCAACTTGCTTATAATCAAAGATTGAGAGAATCGGGCATTCCTCATCATTCGATTGGTCATATATGTTCTGAAGAAACGATCCGAAAAATGAGTCTTGCTAAAAAGGGAAAATATGCCGGGCCAAAACATCCATGTTGGAAAGGAGGAAGAAAAATATCTTACGGATATATTTATGTTAAATGCCCTGATCATCCGGGTGCGAATTCTTTGGGATATATTCGTGAACATCGTCTTGTTATGGAAAAAGGGATTGGCCGTATATTGAAGCCGACGGAACATGTTCATCATATAAATGGAAATAAGACAGACAATCGTCTGGAAAATCTTATGTTGTTTTCGAGCAATCGAGAGCATGGTCTTTATAGAGAATCCCGTAGAATCTGCCCTCATTGCGGAGGAAAACTTTAACTCCCTGGTTCGGTTCCGCATGAGCCCTCTTCACATCGAAATATGTAATTTGTGCTGAACTCATACCGTCCATTTCCATCCTGGCCGATGTAGGCCGGAGTCGAGATTGCCTCAATCGTCATGGCCAGATAATCCTCGCCGCTGCCCTCAAGCCGCGGCATGTTCAACCCGCTTTGGCCGTGGAGCGCCCGGAAAACCGTCCAGGAATCTTCGCGGGCCGAGAAATAGGTCTTGGCGCGGCTCACAACTTGAATGTCGAGATTCATCATATCGCGGCAATAGAAGTTCGGCTCCCCGCCGCCCGGTTCGGCAACAAGGATACATCGCTCGGGCGCGCTTTGTATGCGATGGCCGACCTGGAGCGCGCCGGAATCCTTGGTGAACCCGGTCCGCTGTTCTATAAGTTCGCAGATTTCAGGGAACATTTTATCTCGCCGAATTCTTTATGTGCTCGGCCACGATTTTCATGTAATCGTTTTTATACATCATCATTTTTTTCTCCAGATACTTCGGGCCAGGATTTGACGCCCCTTTATTTTTCGTCCAATGAATGGGCCAATGACCCGACATAACCCGCCCTAATTTATCCTTTTCCGATATATTACTCGGACTAATTTCATGCCAACGCGCCGCGTATTTTATGTTAAAACCGCAATCAAGAGTAATTTCTCCCCGTTTAACCTTAGCTTCATCAATTCGTTTCGATCCCCAAAGATCGCCGATGTCTTTCGGAGCCTGGGGAGGCTTTTGAACGGCATCCAAAAGCACTTGGTTCCCGGCCTTGAACAGACCCTTCCCGGCCTCCTTCGGGATGGCATCCTCAACGATCCGTTTGAATCCTTTCTCGAAGTCCTTAAAATCTAATGTCATTCCCATGTATCACCTAAGCCAGGACCACTTCATAATGCGGAAAGCTAAATGCCTTGGGTTGGTGAATATCCACAATTGTTCTTTCTGAACTTTCGCCCGGAATGATAATTCTATCTTCGTGCTGAAGGGCACGGCCAAGCAGGGCATCAATCTTTTTGGGAAGATAAACTGTAACCGGAGAGATGGTTGATGGTTTTCCGATGGTAACATTTTCACCCTTAATATCCCGGACAAGCCGCGTCTTCCATTCGACATAACCCTTAACAGTGATGGTGTCTCCAGACAGCGGCTCATTCCATTCATCGGCGCTGTTCCACTTTAGGATCGTTATCTCATCGACGCAATACGCATTTATCATCTTCGCCTCGACACAACCTCAATCGCTTCACGACTCGTCGGTGTGATATTGTGCTGGCACTGAGGATGAGGAGGAAATTCCATCGGCATCTCCGGATAATCCGGGTCTTTCCCGGAAAGGGAATAGACATTCCCCTCTATCTCCATGCAGATTTCGCATTCCGTGTTGTGGTCGGAGACTTCCACCAGGTCATTCTCATACTGCCGGCAAAGGTCTTTTGTAGCCTCCGTCTGCGACTTCCTTATCCCCGTTCGCGCCACCAGTTTGGCATACTTCCGGGCATCCCAGAACTTGCCCTTGACCTCAATAAGGCCCTCATCGTTTACACGACCGGAAAGATAGTCGAGGATCTTCTTCCCGAGCTCACCCCGCGAAATCTCCGTCGCCACGGCCTCCTCGCCCATCTCGGCAAGCCTGCGTAGGATCTCCCGCCGATTGAATTCCTGAATCCGGGCAGACCTTGCAGTCTGCGCCCCGACGAGCGCGGCTTCAAGCATCTGGTCGACCGTCCGCCGGATTGAAACGTTGGCCGCAACGAGGGTTTCAAGCGCCTCATCGCGCAGGATTATTGCTTTTGACATTAACTGTCGTCTGGGCTTTTTCCCGAGAATCCTAAGCGCCACACGCGCCCGCGCGACCCCGTGTGCATAGGCCGAAACGAGGGCCGTATCCGTCCATCCCTTTGCCGCCAGGTCGAGTGCAAGCGTCAGCCGCCGTGTCCTTCGCCGGATTTCTTCGGCCTTCCCGGCGTCGAAATTGAGGATGTCTATCGCCCGGAGCCCTCCCTTGATTTCGCGGCTTGCCTCGCCGTAGACTCGGGAAAGATCGATTCTATCCATTATTTTTGGGGGACCGCCACAATCCCAACCTTCTGCTGCACCACCTGAACCGCCTGGGCGATTGCCTTGATGTCGGCGGTGTTCACGTTCAGCTGGTTCACGATGGCCGTGAAATTCTGCGAGTACTTCACCTCAGCCTTGAGGGCCTGAATCTGGACGATGCAATAGGCAAGGATGGCTGCCACGATGACAAAAACGATGACGTCCTTGAGAGTGATCTTAAACTCCATGATACCTCCTAATTTTTTATCCTCACCGTCGTACCCGCGCCAAGGCGGATGACGGTTCCCGGTGCAAGTTTGATGACGTGGGCGGTGGGAGAATCCGCATATTCATGCACTCCGATATCAGGAGCGACGCCTTGCGGTATAGCTGTACCCCAAAAGTCCGTACTTATGCTGACATCAACCCCCATATCTTTGCATGGAGAACCGGAAGTGATTTTATAATCAACAGCGTTTGCCCCACCCGCATTTACGAATAGGGGATTTATATTCCATTTGCTGTTCTCGTCAAATCCCGATGCTGTCTTCCAGGCTGCCCATTGAGCAGAGCTATAAGTTGTGTCCGAATTTCCGGCATCGACCATAATATACGGGGCGTTTGTCATGTAATAGCAGTTGTAATCAATATCCGTGAATTTTCCGAGTCCGCCCGTCGTCCAGCTAACCAGTCCAGCGGCACAATCATGCATATCCCCAGCAATAATATTGTTCTTGATAGTAATATATCTCTGCGGTCCGTTCCAGGTATATGCGCCGATGGCCGATGGATAATCTGCCGTGTCGGTGCAGAGCGGGTTTCGCCCATAAATTACATTATTGTAGATGGTACATCCATCCACGTAATAATCAAGATAGATTCCATGTTTCCAAAAGTTGAGGATGATATTCCCGTAGATTTGCGTATTGTCCAGATAATAACCCATGTCGCTCAGGATGGATATAGCAGCGTTGTCCGTTCTGTTCGGCCAGGGATAATCAGCATCGGTGTAGATAATATTATACCGAATGATCTGATTCTGCATCGTTCCGCTCGGACCATTATGTTTAGTATCTACCTGGGCGTGTCCCCCGTTGTAGCAGATGTTATATTCGATATAATCCCAGGTAGAATCGCACTCGGAACCATAATGCTGTATATTATGGGCGGCGGCATCGCTACATATATTGTTCTTGACCGTCCAGTTATTGCCCTCCCAATAGATATTATCTGCCGCCCATTGCGTACCGGCCTGGTCATCATAAGGCCCGGAATGATGGACATAACATCCATCAACCGTCCCGCCGTCTACGCCACTTTCCCCATAGATACCTTCCCTGGTAGTATAGGCCACTTCGATATCTCGAATGTAGAGATAATGGGAATCCCACCGAGTCCGTATGCCATCCATCCGATTGGCGGCTTCCACCGAACCGTAGCGAGTATCTGGGTCCGCCGGTGAATAGCAGTAAAGATAATTCGATGACCAGTACCAATCGTACTCAGCGTCGGGCGTGGTATCCCTAACTCCCCAATGTGTTTTTCCGTCTCCATTGGTATTTATAAAAAGTACCGGGCCATTATTGTCCCCCCCTCCTGGATAAGAAGCACACGAAGCTCGCCAGATGTTTCCCCCTTGATCGGACCAGGTGCTCACTTGATCGGAACCCATGATTTTCGGGTAAGCCCCGGTATCATAAGCACCGATTGTAAATGGATGCCCGGATGTCCCGTATCCTCCGACAAACTCCATCTGCTCTCGCCACACGCTCCCGCGTTTCAGGTATAGAAAATTGTCTGACTCGTTCCCATTTAATTGGCTCATAGCATAAGTCAGGGTAGCCCAGGCTTGTGCATCGGATAGTCCCGTGTTTCCGTTGCTCCCGCCGTTCTTGACGTAATAATCCGTTGAGCCAAGAATTCCGGCGCAGACGATCAAGATCAAGGTCAGGGTAAAAAGTTTTTTCATTTTATTAAGATCACCTTCGGGACATAAGCCGGCCCTCCGGCGGGGGTATATGTGATATCAATCTTCGGGTCGGTGGCCGTTCCAGTAGCTTCGCTCGAAGCAAAGACAACAAAATTGTAGACATCCGTTCCAGTAATCGCCGAATCTATGCAATCATGTCCCTCCCTGACACCAAATCTGGAATAAGCATTTGCTCCTGTTCCAGATTTTTTTATCCATCCCCTGCCAGTGGCGTTAAGAGTAAACACATTATAGGCATCATCAGTTATCCCGCTGGACAAGTCTATTCTTGTTGCCCCTTCAGTTGGATTGTCTATCGCTCCGCATTGGTCGAAATCAACATCAGCAACCGTAGTCGGGTCGGCTTGCGTCGTTTCCCCGATGATATTTACCCAATCATCACCATCATTATCATCGAATTGATGATAAGTCGAATAGAGGCTGATAGTAGCTGCCGTTATGGTACAATCATCAGGTAAGGCCGTACAATCAAATGGGATGAATGCACGAACTATTCCGAATACGCTGGATTCATTTTGAACCGTAGCAGCAAAAGTTGTCTCAGTCGGATAAGCTCCCCATCCCACTATATCATCATGTACAGCATTCCAGGTCGATTCAGCAGCATTGACATTTCCATC